ATATAGAAGAAAAGTACAATATTTACGGACGCAAACTCATTGAAGTTATTGCATCTTCTTTAAGTGCTGGCGTTCCAGTATTCGCAAAAAACCTTGAAGCGATTAGTTCGATGTTTTCCAGTGATGGCAAACAGTCTGGGTTAAATTATATTAAGGGGTTAAATATTGGATTACAAAATAATAATAGCGAAAAATACGCTTTAGATGTTGCAATTGGAATTATCGACGCAACAAATAAAGGACTGGGGAATGCTTCACCATCTTGGAAAGGTAAAGAAGCGGGTAGAAATTTGATAAGAGGGCTTGAAATAGGAACAAAAGAACAAGCAAAATTGTATGTACAATTTTTTGATAAGTTTCTTCAAGACGTAAATGAACGATTGCAACTTAATCAAAAACAAGACGCAAAATTTTTAATTTATGCCAAAAGAGAACATCTAGAAAGTATTTTAGAAGATGGTTATCAAGCTTTACATCCTAATAGCAATAAAGACAGAGGATTAAGGCAAGAATTTGAATCTCAGATGCGACCTGATGATATTTCTAGCAATGTCAATCCTATTTACGGGTTGTGGCATCAAAACGCATCTAATAAATTCATTGGAGACGGTGTCTGGAAAGGAAACGCTTTTCCACGAACACAACCAGAAACAGGATTGGCGGTCTATAATTACGGAGGTTTTGAGCCAGTAGCTTTAGAAGGGTTATTTAATCCCGATAAAATGTTTCTCCATCCTGGTGACAGCCTAGCTTCCTTTGGACGTGGTGCAAGTGAATACAGCCACTATGACAAAACTGGGGAATACCGTGGAGGTGGGCAAGGCCGCTATCATGAAACTCGCGAATATTTAAAAGATGTAAATATTCCAGAATTTTTCAAAAAACATAAAATAGGTGAACGACCGAAAGATAAGTTCACTTATGGTGTAGAAGGACAATTGTGGGACGATTTTCTTTTAACGGGAGCAGGAGCTTTTGGGTGGAGTAATCAAGGGGGAGATAATCGCCATACCGCCAAACCTTTTGAAAATGATGTAATAGAACTAGCTTCGCAGAAAGGAGTAGAATTGCATGACACTATTCTAGTAAACAAACCTGATGCTAGTGATTTTGATAAAATGCTTGGCAATGACAAAATGGCACAAGAAAGAATAATACCAGGGAGCCTTAAGCAAAACATTGCAGAATTTGAAAGGTTGTATAAAGCTTGGGAATCTATAATTAGCGGCAAACAGAAAAAAGATGTATTTTTTGAGTTAAGCGCATTACTCCTTGACGAACAGTCAAAATTGCGAACAATTGTTAAATCAATCGGCGCTGATATGTCAGAACTAATGTTTGTTGCTGGTAAAGCAGGAGCCAATAATTTTGAGAAAGGTTTAGAAATAGGAGTAAACAGCGACGATGCCAAAAGAATAGCCTATCAAACTGCAATTGAAATAGTTGATGCAACAAATAAGGGATTGGGGAATGCTTCGCCATCTAAAAAAGCGATGAAAGCAATGCGGTTTTTTTATGAAGGATTAGCGTTAGGGGCGCGTCATATTCGCTTCGGATTAAGGCTAGAGACTCAATTCGATAAAGAGGTAAGCGATTTTACTTTTTTTGTCGGGACGAGGTCAAAAGAAGCCCGAAAAGCGATTCTTCAAGCTGTTAAAGAAATGGGACTAGACCGAGGGGAACGCCTAGCGGTTATCAACGAGATTCAAGGCTCGATGAACACGGGAATTTTCGCTTCTCCCCGCGCTTTTCAAGTGATGAAGCGAGCTACCGTCATCGCTCGTCCAAAAACAACAAGAGAAGAAATTCTTGACGACTGGAATAAAAAACGAGACAACATTTTTAACGCTCTCGATAGTATTGAAAAAGCGGGCGTTTCTAATGGCTTTACAGACGGCATTGTGAGCGGACTAAAAGCTGCTATTGCCCAAGCGGACGGATTTATTAATTTCCTCTCGGTTGGTGGCAAAGCACTCAGAACTCTCGACCAAGAACTTAATGCCGCTACAGGAGGTATGATCAATCTTCGTAAAGGTGCTATGGCGGCAATTGGGGGATTTGCTCTTTTCAAAGGAGCAGAATTTTTATTGCGACCTCTACTTTTTGCTATTGACGATATTCCTTTTAGGATTCAACAAGCTGTTACTGATTCTTTACTTGCTTTTACTGAGCTACAAAGAATTAAATTAAATTTAAATCTTGCCGGTGTAGGCAACGTAGAACAATCTCTTGACGCTTTAGTGGCAAGGGCTGACAAATTAGGAATATCCTTTAAAGAATCCGCTATTGCTTATAGCAGATTCAAATTAATTACTACTGATTCTCCACTACAAGCGCAGGCAGATAATATTTTTGAAGGATTCCAAGAGGCATTAGCAGCGCGACAAACCAATGCCCAACAACAAGCTGAATCTTTTAGAGCTATCGGGCAAATAGCCTCTAAAGCTGTTGTTTCCGTTGAAGAATTCACACAGCAATTGAGCGAGTCAGGAGGGTTAAACGACGCTTTAAATGTAGCCGCCCGATCAATAGGGCTGACCACTGCTCAATTTTATCAACAAGCATCAGCAGGCAATCTCTTAGTACAAGATGTTTTACCTCGGTTAGCGGCTGAATATAAACGGATGAGTGCCGGAGGTCTTTCTCTTTCTACCGAAACTTTACAATCGGAAATCTCTCGATTCCAGAACAATACCGAACAGCTTCAAATGCAGTTAGGGGAAAAAATTGGAGTAGCCGCTTACCCTGCTTTACAGGCATTAAATGCCGTCTTGAGTACCTTGAATGACAATCTAGGGACTGTGGCATCAGTGGGAGCCGCAGGGTTACTGTCAGTCATGGGATTCTTAGGAAAATCAGTCATGCAATTTGCGGCAGCGGGTCGGTTAGGAGCCGTTGCCAGCGCTGCTATGAGTGCATCCTTACAAGTTGCCGGAGTAGCATCTCTATCTACAGCTACAGCCATGGGTAAATTAAAAGTATCTATAAACCTTGCTACTTTAGCAGGAATAGGATTAATTAAAGCATTGGCTATCCCTACTGCGGTGATAACTGGTATTCAATTTGTTTATAACGCATTAAATGCTGGTAGCGAAGAACTAAAACAAGCTGTAAGAACCCTAGAAGAGTCTAAAAAAGCTCTTGATGTTTGGCAAAACAAAACCGATAACAGTAATCGCAAAGGCTTAACAAGCTTTTTGCCTGATATGGAATTGTCTGGAGGAGAAAAGTTTTTTAATGTTCTAACACTAGGGCTTGTTTATAATTCTAAATGGCTTATGTCACTATTAGAATTACGACAAGGACTAGAAAACATTGATAAATCTCTGGCTACTGGAGTCGGAAATCTCAAAGAATATCAAGACACTTTATCTAATTTTTCAGGTAGCAAACAATTTTCATCTGAATTACAAGAAATCAGAAATAATTTAGCTTTAGTTAGAGCAGAAAGAACAATTGCAAGCACAGAAGGAAACGACCGATCTGTATCTGAATTTAACCAGCAAGAGCAGAATTTAATGAAGCGAGAACAGGAGCTAATTAATAAACAGTTAGGTCCCGTTGGGTCAAGAATTACTGCCGACCTTCAGCAATATGAGATAGCGTTAGCATCGTTAGAGCAAAGCTTTAAGAATAGAGATATAACTGACATTGCTTACATACAACGTAAAAAAGACCTCGTGACTATAATTGGTTACTTAAAAAAAGCGGAACAAGATTATCTACAAGTCTTGAAAGACCAAGAAAAAGAATATAGAAAATTACAAGTTGCCTTTGATCTTGCTATAAGAACAAGAGCTAATGCTAATTTTGCCAATGAAGGAAATAGTTTAAGTCGTTCAATTGGATTAAATCAACAATTTGCATCAGGGAAAATTAATGAATTTCAGTTTAATGTTAAAGTTCAAGAAGAAAGCTTACAGACTGCTAAAGAGCGTATCGCCACTTTAGAAAATTCAGCTAACTCTATCTCTAATACTTTAAACGAAAGGCTATCTAAATCTGCCAATAAAGTTTTAAGCACTTACTTTAAAGAAGACTTAAAACAGCTAAATGTAGCGAGCTTTGGTGAAGCAATTGCTGAAAATTTACTCTCTCCTGATGCTATTCAGCAAATAATGGATCAGTACGAATCTGACCTAAAAGATAACGCCGCTTTAAGAAATATTTTAAATCAGGCTAAAGAATACGCAACCGCTCGACGAGATATTTTAAACGCTGAGAGAGAAATTCAGCAAATTAGTCGAGAGATTATTGTCGAAAGAAAGAAAAGACAAATACAAGAAAAACAAGCTAGTGGAGAAATTGTTAAAGCAGAACAACTCACTAATCTAGCTAATAAAACCTCCTCCAGTCAAAATATTAGCTACGGACTGGAACAAACCAAGATAAACTTAGCGGCTCTTTATAATCAATTAGCCTTAGAGCAAGAAAAATTAGTATTAAACGTAGATGATCCTTTAGCAGTAAAAACAGCTATTGCAAATATCACACAGCAAATAGCTGAAACCGAACTATCTTTAAGAGATCAGCAAGAACAAATACAAGACTATTACCGCAACCTTGACCGTCAGATAATCGACTTTAATCGTCAGATTGAAGATTATAGAAGACAGATTGAAGATGCTCAACTGTCAGCTTTTAGAGAAAATCGTTCCCTATCTGAAAGTTACATTGATTTAGTCAGGGAACTCGATAAGAACCTCTTAAATGCCCAAAATCAGTTACTGGATACGACTGATAGAATCAGGGTACAGCAAGTTAAAAACCGTTTATTAATACCCGGTACAAGCGACGCTGGTAAAGAACTAGGGGACATTTTCCTAGAATTTGTACAGGGCCAAGCTGACCTTGCCAGTCGCGGACGCACCTTCCAATCCCGAACCGAGGAGATAGAAACTTCCTATATCTCTACCCTAAGAAATATCCGTAATCTACAAGAGCAACAGCAAGACGCTGAAAGAAATAGACTAAGAACGATTGAGGATATTAAACGGACTCAGGAAGACCTCAATCGTACTCTAGCTGATTTAATCCGACAAACCAATAAAGAATTAGGCTTTATTCCCCAATCAATCAAGGATATTGTCACAAATCTTAATACACTTCCAGAACCGATTAAATTAATCAATTCTGAGTTAATAGCTATTCCCCCAAATATCAAGACTTCTGGAGAAGACTTAGTAAAAAGTATAGAGGAAACTGCTGAGGCAATTAGAAAAGCTAAGGAAGGTTTGATACTACCAGCACCTAGTAATTTCACCCCTGCTCCTGTGTGGAATGGGGGAGGGTTTTTACCGCCGCCGCAGTCGTCTTCAATTCCCAAGGGGTTAACACCACGCGGTCAAGAATTATCTCAGCATTTAAACAATCCTCGCGTCAAAGCCTTTCTTGATATTATTGCTTACGCAGAAGGTACTTTCAATATGCCAAATAAGGGATATAACACTCTTTTTGGACATGGACAATTTAGTTCTTTTGCAGACCATCCACGACAAAGAATCCCGTTTGGATCGACCACTTCATCGGCATCTGGAAGATACCAGATTATGGATTTTACATGGGATGAAGAAAAAGCGAAATTAGGATTAAAAGATTTTTCTCCTGCCTCTCAAGATTTAGTCGCATTAAGCCGTATTTTATTTAGAGGTGGATTAGACGAGCTTTTTAAAGGAGATATTCGTGGGGTAATTAACGCAACCCGCAAAGAATGGGCATCTTTTCCAGGGGCTAATTACCCCGGGCAAGGCATGAAGCGGATGGAAGACCTGTTAAAGGTTTACGAGCAGTTTTTACGAAAATATCAACTCAATGCTCCCCGTACTCAATCCGAATTGGACGCACTGCGATATGACGGCAATCCTGCTAACAGCGGAGCATCAAACCGTATTCGACAAATCAGAAGAAATCAAGGCGGTTTACCCACTCCATCAACTTCCACCCCTAACCCTTCTCCATCAGTTCAGCAACAAATCACCAACAGATTACCAAAAAATATTCAATCTGTTTTAGTTCAAGAAGTTGGCGGAAAAACTGTATATTCTAAAAACGCTCAAACACCCCCAGCGTCACCAGCTAGTACAATTAAAGTTATTATTGCTGATTTGATTGCCAAAGAAATAACAAGCGGAAAACTTTCCTTAAAAGACGCTATCGCCATAAAATTGCCTTTGGTTGATCCACACGGACAATTAAAAGCCAATCAAGTTAAAACAGTTGAACAGCTAGTACAGCTAATGCTAGAAAAGTCAGATAATACGGCAACTAATGTTTTAATTGATCGGCTAGGTGGGCTAACCAAAGCTACAGAATTAGCCAGAAAAGAAGGTTATAAAAACACTACTATTTCTAGGTATTTAAATATACCAGGCAGTGGAACTCCAAACATTTCAACAGCACAAGACGTAACGTTAGCTATGCAGTCTTTAATTAAAAATCAAAATCCTGCAAGTCAATTAGCTGAACAATCTCTGAGACAAACAAGAAATTTTAAGTATAATAATGAAATCGGCGGAAAAATTGGAAATAACTCTAAAGTTATTGGTAACGTTGGACTGGTAAACATTAATGGGAAAGAATATATTGTAACTGCTTATGCAAATATTAACGGCAATCAACTAAATAATCGAAAAATAATAACTAATGCTACTAATGCAATTAGCCAATCCATTAAAGACTCCACCTCTAACCCTTCTCCTGCCCGTGTTTTAACAAAAGAAGAAACAAAAGAAGGAAAAGGCGGTCCAGAATTTAGTAGTCCTCCACCTATAGCCCAATTACCGACTCTACCTAATCAAAATCAAGATAATTTCTGGGATGCCGATTTACCACCGGTTCTTAAAGACAATCCGATTAACTTCCAGGGTCCTGATTTGCCTCCCGTTCCCAATCTTCCTACGGGTAATCTTGGCGCAGCGGCTGATCAAATTCGCAACGCTGAAACAGCCAACCAAAACGCTGAGGAGTTTTCAAGACGGCTAGAAGAGCAACAAAATCTAAACAATGCTCTTGACAGATCAATAAAATTTAGACGGCAGCAAGAGGAAGATGCCCGTGCATTAGAACGTACTTTAAGAGATGCTTCCGAAAATGTCGCTGATTTGACCATCAACTCTAAAGGGTATCTGACAGTACAAGAAGAAATTAACAAGAGTGCCACGGAAGTCTCTCGACAATATCGCTCTCAGATTGAATCACTAGAAGACCAGCGACGGACTTTACTTTTAAATGCTGACGCTCAACAAAAATACAGCGACGCAATAAAAGAAATCTTAGGAGAATTTCAAGAAAAAGGTATAGCTCTTCCCCCTGAATTTGTCAAAGAGATAACAGATAGTATCGAGGTTTTAGCTAAAAACGCTGAATTAGCTAAAGAACAGGTAGCAATTCTTGATCAAGCGATTGAACAATTAGGCAAAAATCAGGGAGTAGCTACCTTAGAAGCATCATTTAGAAAAACCAGAGATACAGTCAGGAGTATCCGTGATCGGTTAAATGATTTAACTATCCAAAGAACGCAACTAGAATTTCAGTCTCGACCGACTTTATTTGATGATTCTGCTATCCTTGCCGAACGTATTAGCCTACAAAAAGAAAAAGAGGAATTAGAGGATTATTTAGAACCTTACAAAGACTTACCACAATACGCTGAATATGTGGCTAATATCCGCTCGGAATGGGAAAAACTTGCAGAATTAAGATTAGAGCGAGTAGCATTAGATGCCTCTCCGAATCGTGGCGCAGCTGAAAGCTTTTTCTCTGACATTAGAGAAGGAAAAGGAATAGGATCGGCTTTTAGTAGTCTTGGATTAAATATCATGACAAAATTTGTCGAGGGTATTACTAAGCCTGCTATCGATGCTTTAACTTCTGCTATCGATGGTTTTACTAAACCAATAACTCAGGCATTTGAGTCAGTATTTAATGCAATCATCGGGCCAGTAGGCAACTTTTTCACTAATGCTCTAAACAGTATCTTCAAACCAGTAGGTAACATCTTTTCTTCTATTTTTGGTGGCGGTGGCGGCGGTGGCTTATTTAACGGGCTACTTAGTGGAATAACAGGGATTTTTAGTGGGGGACTAGGCGGACTTGGTTCGATTGGGTCACTTGGTAGTATAGGAGCCTCTAGCTTTGCTTCTGCTCCGGCTTCTGCCTTTTCTCTAGGTACAGGATTCAGCTTATTTAGTGATGGCGGGAAAGTTGGAGATGCCAATGCTCCGATAGAGAAAAATATCATTTCAGCTTTTCAGCGTGAACGAGCAATGTCGGGAGGCCGAAAACCTCGCTTGATCGTAGCTAATGAAGGCGAATTGGTTCTTACCCCTAAAGAAACAGAAGCATATCTAGAGTACAGAAATAATGCTCCTATTAAGAACTATGCTAATGGGGGATTTGTCGGGGGTAAACCTAATTACTCCACAACTTCAAATACTAATAGCTCTAATCAGTCTTTGGTAATTAATAACACCAATAACGTGACTGTAGAATCACGGAATGACATGGGGTATAGTTTAAATCAATTGAAAGAACGGGAAAATACACAAAATGAACGAACTAAAAAACGATTCTTTGGATAATCAAATCGTTGCTGAAGCTCTTGAATGGCTCGGTACTCCTTGGTTTCATGGACAATCGCTTAAAGGGATTGGAACCGATTGTGTAGGATTTATTGCTGGCGTGGGGATTAAAGTCGGGTTTTTACCTTACGATTTCATCATTGAAAACTACGAACGGATTCCCCGGAACAATTTCTTAGTGAGATTTATTGAGGGTATCTTGACAAGAGTAGAAGGTAGTCCAGATAAAGGAGATATTTTAGTCTTCCGTAAATCAGGTATAAATGGTCATGTAGGCATCTATTTAGGAGATGGGGAGTATATTCATGCTGACTCAATAAATGGCGTGATTAAGACCTATATTCATGAATACCCGCCTGTACTGGTTTATCGAGTACCTGTTTCGGGAGTGGTAAAATCATAGAAAATTACCATAAACCCAATGAGAAAGATTATTTTAAGCTTATTGTTTTTAGAAATGATGCCTACCGAGGCACTATCCCTCGATAACCAGACTCAAGAGATACTTGAGGAAAGAACTTGTCAGTGTAATTAAGAGGCAATACCGTGGGAAGTTGGATTGTAGATAGATTGTAAATAACCCTATCTACAACCAAAACCGTTACCCTGTAAAGGTTCTAGACTTTGTTGATGCCGTTGATACTGTATAGAGGAAAAAAAGAAAATAGGGTAAAAGGGAAAGACAGCCTCAGCAGTAAGAACATAAAAAAATAATATCGGGGAATAGTGTCAACAGTATCAACAAAGTCTAGAAGCTATATACATCAAGGGTTCTATTGTTAATACCTTTATCTACAATCTATCAACAATCTAACAATGACTGCCAGCATAGGACACTAAAAAAGAAAGGGGATTAAGATAATCCCCTTTCCCTGACTATTTCTTCCTACTGACTAGAATCGTCAAGCAACTATTTAAAATGGTACAATTGTAGTAATTGCCCCCGGTACTAACGGGGGACTAACCACATTAACTGAATAGGAGGCCAATATGGCTATTGAAATAGTATCACAGAATGATTGTCTTGTCGTTGATTCTCGTTTGATTGCTGATGAGTTGGGGATTGAACACCGCGCCTTGCGTCAAACCATAGAAAAATACATTGACGAGATTCAAGAGTTTGGAGTTGTCGCATTTCAAATGTCGAAACCCCTAGAAGGCTCTAGCGGCGGTCGTCCTGAGCGTTACTGCTACCTGAATGAAGAGCAAGCAACTTTTTTGATGACACTGTCTCGAAATACTTCGCAGGTCATTGCTTGTAAGCGCAACTTAGTCAAGGCATTTAGTCAAGCAAAGCAACTTATCAAAGAAGTAATCCCCGCTCAAAGTGGACGTATTCGAGAATTAGAACTTGAGTTAGAACTGACAAAAGCCAAAACCTATTATATGGATCGGCGTGACGCAATTCGATTAATACATGGTGCTGAGGTTTTAGCCTTGTTAGATGGCCGTCCAGATATTGTGATCGAGAAGGTTGAAAAAGTCACTGAGACAATTATCTGTAGAAACGGACGAAACGTGAGTTTTGAGGGTCGTTCCACTGCCGATCTAGGGAAAGAACTAGGATTCAAGTCTGGAAGAGAGTTAGAGCGTTGGTTGGAGAAGAATGGACACTCTCATTTAGTGTGTCAGGGGTTGCGAGTTAATCAAGCATCCTATGTCCCCACCGAAAACCTCAAGGAAGTTAAGCAGCTTTTTTCTAAGGCTAGAAACCGTCAGCTATTAATCGGAGAATAAAATTAAAAGTGCCAGTCTGTGAACTGGCACTTTTAATGTTAGCTATCCCAATAACATCCTTGAGTATCAGTCATCGGGTAAACTTCTAATCAATTCCCGGACTACATCGGTTATTGACCGCTTCCGGGCTTTACAGTAGTTTTTTAGCTTTTTCTCTTCTGATTCTGATGTACGGACGTTAAGAGGATAATAATTTTTATCTGACATTTCTAGTAGGCTTATGGTAGATTTAAGTAAGTCAAATATAGTTTAGCACCTTTTTCTACTATAAGTTATGTTTAATTCCCGATCTAATTATGTTAAATTTACCGCTTGGACTAACTTAGATAGTTGCAATATATTGCAAGAAAGATTACTTACAAAAGAGATTTTGATCGCAATTACTTCTGAATTAGCCAAAAAGTCTGGTAAATTTAACGACACTAACTATTGTTCTGTTCTAGTTGCCCCAGAGATTTTTGAAAAATTTATCATCACTGAATCAGGATCAAATTATACGGTTCAGACTGTTGATGTACTAAGACTATTATACTGCTGGGAAGCTTTAGGTTTTCCCCTCTATATTGATACTACCGCCTTTAACTTTTATAAGGGTTGGGCTATAGGTTCTGATGTGGGAACTGGTATCCCAAAAAATCTTTAGACTTCTTACTTGACATTTCTATAAAGCTTATGGTAGATTTAGATAAGAATAAAGGAAGGTCGATCCATGAAAGCCAAAAAAAGTAAAGTCAAACTTAAAGTAGATGAGTACCAAATTCAAGAAACACCTAGTTCTAAAGATAATCATCTAAGGTTTAGTATTGTCAAAAAGACTCCTAAGAAAAAAGAAGAAAAATCTCCTATGGAAGTCTTGGAATTTAAGATACATCCTACTAAAGAACAAATCACAGAGATTGATCGTTCTTTAGCGGCGTGTAAGTTGCTATGGAATCTTTCAATCGCACTCAAAGAGGAGTCAACACAAAGATATTATCGCAAAAAACATAAATTCGATGAGTTTAGCCCTGAAATATGGAAGTTAAGTTATTCTGGGGATTACGACGAAAAAGAGTTTAAAACCCTTAAAGATAAAGAGAAAGAACTTTTAATCAGCAATCCTTGCTGTAAAATCGCCTATTTTAAAAAGACAAGCAACGGAAAAGAATATACTCCCTTAGATGCTATTCCTATCCGTCGTTTCATGAATGCCGAAAATATTGGCGAGGATGCTGTTAATTATCTCAACAGGGAGAAACTTGCTTTTTACTTTCGAGGAGATACAGCAAAATTTATCGGTGAAATTGAAACAGAGTTTAAAAAAGGCTTTTTTAGAAGTGTGATTAAACCTGCTTATGATGCCGCTAAAAAAGGTATCCGTGGGATTCCTAAGTTTAAAGGAAGACGGGATAAGGTAGAGACTCTTGTTAACGGTCAACCTGAAACTATAAAGATTGAATCTAATGGAGTTATCGTTTCCTCAAAGATAGGATTACTAAAAGTACGGGGGATTGATCGATTGCAAGGGAAAGCTCCCCGAATGGCTAAAATTACTCGTAAAGCGACGGGATATTACTTACAGCTAACCATCGAAACTGACGACACGATCTATAAAGAATCCGATAAATGTGTTGGTTTAGATATGGGTGCTGTGGCAATATTTACCGATGACTTAGGGAGACAATCGGAAGCTAAACGCTACGCAAAAATTCAGAAAAAGCGACTTAACCGATTACAGCGTCAAGCTTCTAGACAAAAAGATAACTCTAATAATCAGCGTAAAACCTACGCTAAACTCGCTCGTGTTCACGAGAAAATTGCTCGTCAGCGAAAAGGGAGAAATGCTCAATTAGCCCATAAAATAACTAGCGAATATCAATCAGTTATTTTAGAAGATTTAAAACTAAAAAACATGACAGCCGCCGCAAAACCTAAAGAAAGAGAAGACGGCGATGGTTATAAACAAAATGGCAAAAAAAGAAAGTCTGGATTAAATAAGGCATTACTTGATAATGCTATTGGACAACTTCGCACATTTATTGAAAATAAAGCTAACGAACGTGGCAGAAAAGTGATCCGAGTTAATCCTAAACATACTTCACAAACTTGCTTCAATTGTGGTAATATTGATAAAGCTAACCGCGTTAGTCAATCGAAGTTTAAATGTGTTAGCTGTGGTTACGAAGCTCACGCCGATCAGAATGCCGCCGCAAATATTCTGATTCGTGGCTTACGAGATGAGTTTTTAAGAGCGATCGCCTCTTTAATCAAGTTTCCTGTCTCTATGATTGGAAAATACCTCGGTTTAGCGAGGGAATTCACGCCTGATCTTGATGCAAATCAAGAGTCTATTGGGGACGCGCCGATAGAGAATGCCGAACACTCGATTAGTAAGCAGATGAAGCAGGAAGGGAATCGCACCCTCACTCAGTCCGAGAATGACTCGCAATCCCTTATTTTTTCTTCCGCCCCACCTCAGCCGTGCGAGGATAGCCACGGCATAAATAACCCGAAAGCCTTACCTAATAAGGCATCTAAGCGAAGTTCCAAAAAATCACGGGGCGCAATCCCCAGAAACCCCGACCAGCTTACGATCTGGGATTTACTAGCCTGATTTTTTGAACCAAGCAGAACCTTGAAAACTAAATTTTAGCGAATGGGGCGCAATCCTTACCCGAAACCCTTTTACATCAAGGGCTAAAGGAAGATGGGAAGCAATTAACCTTAAGCCTTATTAGGGATTGAAACTTCGAATTCGATTTTTGGGTACAGCGATCCAAATTGAAGCAATTAACCTTAAGCCTTATTAGGGATTGAAACAAGTAATTCCTCCTGCGCTGATTCTTTATCGAAATCGAAGCAATTAACCTTAAGCCTTATTAGGGATTGAAACGCGTACTGATAACTGTGAGGGGTTTTCTGATCTTGAAGCAATTAACCTTAAGCTTTATTAGGGGTTGAAACACGCTGATCTTCATCTTTGATATAGGCATTAGTTATCGAAGCAATTAAGCTTAAGCCTTATTAAGGATTGAAACCTTAAGCACCATTTTTCCTTGCTAATCTCATTTATGAAACAATTAAGCTTAAGCCTTATTAGGGATTGAAACGATGAAACCGACTGGGAAGCATTTAAGCAGTGGGCGAAGCAATTAAGCTTAAGCCTTACTAAGGCAGGAAAACAAAACAAAACTCCAAAACCATGCTACAAATTATCTCAGGATATAAATTAGAGGGATTATCGATTGCATCTATCGGGATGTGTCAATCTCTAGAAGCAATCGATGCTCTAGTATCTGACTTTGTAAATAGAAGCGACTACCCAGTAATCTCTAATGTTTTGGATTTTTTCAGTTACTGGCAATTAGAAGAGACAAAACTATGCCAACTTCTAAAACACTGGCGACTTAGCAATACATTAATTAAATTAGTATTTTGGGTAATTGAAAAAGACCTGCTTAGTGGACTATTTCTTTTTTACCAATTACTAAAAGGATGTAGCAAAGAAGCTAGAATACACACAACTTCAATAGAACTCGTTGATTTTCTGCTAGAATACTGGCCAAGCAATCAGATTACTGTGATTAAAAAATCAAAAGTATTTAATAAAGACCTTGCTCAAAAAATCAGAAATCGAGGGCTAGATATATTAAGATAAACCTACACCTAAAAAAAGGCACTATGATCATGGAAAAATACACTTTGACTAAAATAGAACAAGATGGGAGTGCTAAAACTTTTATCTATGAACCAACTAACACAGAACCCACTAAAAAAGAACTTAAGGATAAATTAGTAGAAATCTTAATAAAAATCAAAACACTGACATCGGAAAAGATAAATTTAATTTATTTTCTTGTCAAAACTATAGACAAATAACTTTAATTGTGGTAAAGTAATATAGAACACCTAAAAAGATTAAACTAAAATGAAGTCTAAAAAACAGAAAAAACCTTATTTATTAGTGGCTGTAAATTTAATTATTTTTACCTGTGTATTTACTGCCATAAGACTTAACAACTTACAGCTAACATGGTCGGAGTTGTTTCTCAGGTTTTGGTATATTTGGCTTTGGTTTGCATTTTGTTTAGGATTAACTTTTCAAAAATTAAATGTAAAACAAGTGGTAGGATTTAAATAAAGTCAAGACTATTAAGACATGAAAAAGACTAAACAAATAAACTATTACCTTTTGATTGCTGTCATGAGTTTTAATACTTGTATAATTTTCGGTATTAGATTCATTCATTTACATTTAACAGAAACAGAATTGCTTTTTAAATTTTGGTATGTTTGGCTTTTTTGTGTAACTAGCATAGTAATAACTTTAAAATCTATTAAAGGTCAAAAATGAAAATAAAACCGATAGCCTTAATCTTGAATTTGTTTTTAATTTCTGTATGGGGATTTATGTTAATCACCAAAGGGTTGTTTTACACTTTGTCTCTTGGTTTTTATATTTATGTTTGTAACAAACTTTATAAACCTATCAACAGCTATTTACCTATTATTTGGACTACCCTTAGAAAAGATGTTCCTTTTGGATGGTATAATTTTTTTGAGAATTTTCGTCTTTGGCGAAAATTAATAGCTGAAAAAAATATACAATTGATAAATTTTTGGAAAGATTCCTTTTGGTGTGATCTTAATTTTTACAGAGAATAAATCTAATATAGTTAATCTGTAACAAATTATTAAACTTTCCTAATATCTTGATAGCAAACAATATGCCCTTTATGTTTCCATTTAATTCTTGTCATTCTTGCTCTATTCAAGATAGTGAGTCAGTAAAACCTGTTGAAAACTATCCTCAACAGCATCAAGGACTTTTCAGTGATATTAATAAAAACCGTCAAACTCAAAAAGGATTAGAAGGTTATTTAGAAACCTTTCTAAATATTTGGAATCGAGAATTAGAGCCTGATGGTGAATTTAGTTGGCAGATTATTCGTTTTCAGTTTAAAGAAACAAAAAGTTTTATGTTAGCCGTTATTTTCTCTACACAAGAGTATGGAGAAAAACTCCAACCCGTTTCCCAACTAGAACAGGAGCAACGAATAGAAGCTATTAATCAGCTAATAAAACAGAAAAATGATTTAGTTTGTTTAGTTTCTAATACAGAAATTATCATTATCAAGCGCAATCAACAAAGACTCTGGACTTGTAGCATGGCGCGTAAAGACGCAGGAGAAGCAATGCTTCAACTTCTTAATTTGCAAGAATCTCAAAAGAATCAAGAAAATCAAAAACCAATATGATTGACAAGCATTAAGAATTACAGTAAGATAAATTTAAACAAGGGATTGAAACAAACAAGGGTTAGTGACCGAGTAGCCGAAGGTGACAGACTGTAAATCTGTAGATTTAATTCCACGCTGGTGCAAATCCAGCCTAACCCACTTAAAATCAAACATATTGACAAAATCAAAGACTTGACCTATGATAAAAGTTACAGCGATTACAGTCACACTATGTTTGATACAAATAAATACTTAGAATTATTAAAACAATACCCTCCTCGTCCTATTTACAACAAGGAAGAGCTAGAAAACACGGAAAGAGTTATCAGTTCTTTTTTAGATAAAATCATATTAGATAAAATTCAATTGGCAATAGAAGAAAGGGAGTATTTAAGTGTTTTAGGAACTTTGATTTATGAGTATGAAGAAAACGTGCAGGCAATACCTGATATTTATGGAGTTGAGCTATTGAAATTTTTGTTAGAACTAAAGAACTTGCAAAAGCAAGACTTATTATCTATTTTTGAGGATCAATCAATCCTAGATGATATTTTTGATAGACAGCGAGAGATAACAGATATTCACGTTCAAAAATTAGCCGATTTTTTTAATATCTCTCCTGCTTTATTTTCCCCAAAACAAATCAAGGGTTGATGGCCGAGCGGTTGAGGCAACGAACTCATAATTCATCTTAGGCAGGTTCAACCCCTGCTCAACCTATTAGAATAGAGAAAATACTATCTTTTAAAAAGCCGTGGCTAATTTTCTCATTCCCATAGCAATAGGAGTCGGAGCTAACCTATTATTATCTCTATTTGCTCCTAAACCTCCTGTTCAACAAAAAGGAAGAATTGAGGATACTGGTGTTCCCGATGCTGAATACGGCAAAAGCCTATCCTATCCTTTTGGGAAGGTGAGAAAAGAAGGGCTAACTATGATGTGGGGGCTTCCTCTTAAGGAAGTCGTCACTTCCGAAAGACAAGGCGGAAAAGGTGGTGGTGGTGGGCAAACTACCGAAGTTTACACTTATTTTCTGACAGCCGCTTATCCAATTGCCAGAAAAATTGGCTCTGTTAGGCGAGTTTGGATGAACAGCATCCTTGTTTACAATTCTGAAACTAACGACGAAAAAAGCCTAAAATTTATTGAACATACAACTATTTATACTGGCAATCAAACTACGCCATCTTCTGTTATTCAATCGAAAGAATCCAACCCAGTACCTGCTTTTACTGGAATGTCTTTTTTACTTTTTAATAATTATCCGATTGCTAATTATGACGGCACTGGATTTCCTGCTATTGATGTTGAGGTGATTGGAGAAAGTGGAGACAATCCAAAAATAAAAGATATTTTGAAAACTATTTGTAAATTAGCTGGTAGAACAGACGATCAAATTGATGTGACTGACATTCCTAATGATTACCGAATTCAAGGATTTGATTTATTGTTTGATGGGACATCTTTTGCTGATCAGTTAGAAGAACTTATGAGAGCTTTTTTTATTGTAGCAAGGGAGCCAAAAGATAAAATCATTTTTAAAAGACAAGAACAATCATCTGATCCTATTTTTATCCCTAAAAGCTCTTTTGGGTCTAAAAAATTTGGAGAAAATCCTATTGACCTTAATGAAAAAAAACTGACTCATTTTAGAGAAACTCCTAGTGCCGTTACAGTATCTGGGCTAAATGTTTTAAAAAATTATGAAACTATTACCGTAGTAGCTAAAGACCCATCAGATACTCACACAAACGAGCTTAGCTTTCAAACTAAACTAATAGATATAGATATGTTTTTCATGAATATTGCCTCAAAAATTCTTTTTTTAGGGAAAACGCAATCAAAAACTTTTTCAAAAATGCTTTTATTGCCAGCATGGGAAAATCTGAAAGTTGGGGATGTAATTTTTACTAATGATAATAACAATTATCATCAGGAATTGATGCAAATCACCAAAAAAGTAAGAGGCGTAAATTATTTAATTGAAATTGAAGCTACTCGATTTCAAGGAGTAGGATATTTACCAGATATTCCTATAGATAACGAATTTCCGCCAGACAATAACACTCCTCGTCCCTACGGACGCGCTAACGCTATTCCTATTGAAGTCCCAATAGTTAATAGCCGAGATACAGACATAGGAATTTATGTGGCAATTGAAGGTAACTCTAGTTTTAGGAAAGGAGCATTATTTTATTCTGATGACAACGGATTAAGCTATGATTTTGCTGTTGGCAATGTTGTCAACAGCGTAACTGGTACTGTATTGAGCTTTTCCCCAAATTTTAACAACGCCTCTCCTAGTTTTATTGACGATTCAAATTGGATACGAATAAGTATGAATTCAGGGCAATTAGAGCCAGTTACTCTTGAAACATTTCTATCGGGCAAACAATTAGGTTGGTTTTCTACTGGAGAAATTATAGCTTTTAAAAATGCTGCTATTGTGTCTAGCAATCCTTTAATTTTTGATATTTCATATACAATTCGTGGAGTCAAAGGAACTGAACCAGCTATCTCTAAGCATATAATAGGGGAAAAATTTGTGCTACTAACTAATTATTTAGTTCGACTCCCTTTAAATCTTTCTGATATTAATCGAGAATATTTATTAAAAGTAGTCCCTAATGGACTACTTGAAACTGATATAGAAGACGAGACTGCTCACACAATTACTTTAGAAGGATTAAAGCCTTTCCCTTGTGCTGTAAGAGGGGAAAAAGATAACAACGATTTAATTATTACTTGGTATCGACGGACGCGGTTAAATGGTCGTTGGATCGACTATATCGATATTGCTTACGCAGCAGGAGAATTGAACAGCTATGTAGTCAGAATTTACGACGAGTCCACAGTAAAACGAGAATGGTCAGTATCGTCAGCCCGAAGCGTCGTTTACACAGAATCGCAACAGATAGCCGATTGGGGATCAATCCAATCGGCTTACACAGTACGGGTTTTTCAAAATTCAAGCTATCCAGTGCCTTTTAAAGAATCACTAGCAACGATCGTCTAAGCAGATAGCAGTATTTAATTTAAATATGCTAAGTATATCTTCTGTTCTTTTGTAATTCGATTGTTAATAACCTTATCTACAATCGAAACCTTTACCTTGACTAGGTTTCAAGGTTTGTTGATACCGTTGATGCTTTATGGAGAAAAAACATTACTATCTGAATATTTGGTTGTGCTGGCTTCTTCAAAAAATATATTAATTCCCTCTGACCATTCAGCTTTTAACCCTGAGTCATCTACTTGCTCTAATAGATTATTACTAAGAGATTGAAGTTCTTGAAGCTGCGTTTTGACATGAGGTGCTTTAGCATAAATTCTTCCCCAAGTGGTCAAAAAATCGAGAGTTTGTTCGGCAATTAAAGGGGTTCCGTCCGCAAGACTAACTTTAAAAAAAGCGTCGAGGGCAGGGGTAAGAAGCGCAAAAATTGGTAATTCCCAACTATTGACAGAAGCGGTAAGAACAAGTAGGCTGATTCTAGATGGACTATCAGAGGGAATACTATCGCGAGATAAAATTGACGCAATAAATAACCAAATAACCTCATTATTAATCTCGCTGTCATTCTGTAGAAGCTTGCGTCCCAATACTCCTAATCCGATTTCTGAAGCTTCGATCGATCCCAGTGCTAACAGAGCGGCAAACTCTCTAACATGACTATCCACCCTTCTCAGATTGCCGAAAGCTCTATCAATTTCTTCTCTAGCGTTATCACTATCGCCAGAGTCTAAAAATTGTTGTACTCTTCTAAGTATCGTTGTCATTCTGTTTAAGGCAAAGGGATAAAGGTAAGACCACTGCGAATTTCAGTATCCACACGGGCGCTGAAATGAGTGCGGTTGTGTTTCTGGAGTGACACCACCTTGCTCACTAGCATTTGTAACAAAGCGTTCAGCTTTTCTAAACGCTTGTTTCCGTTCCTCTCGTTGAAATTCGCTGCATTGCCCTTTAATATTAGCAAGAAATGGTGGGAAGTTAGATTGTATTTCGATTGTTAATAGGGTTATTAACAATCGAAACCGTTACCCTGTAAAGGTTCTAGACTTTGTTGATGCTGTTAATACTGTATAGAGGAAAAAAGAAAATAGGGTAAAGGGGAAAAACAGCCTCAGCAGTAAGAGTGTAAAAAAAATAATATTGGGGGATAATGATAACAGTATTAACAAAGTCTGAAACCTATATATATCAAGGATTCCATTGTTAATATCTTTATCTACAATCTATTAACGATAATAACTTAGTTCTTTTGTACTATTATCTTTTTGTAAGTTTTTTGCAAGTTTTTTTTTAAAAATGCTTGACAATTCTAGTAATTTACTATAAGATTGTATTAATCGAGTTTCAGAAGATAGATGCTTGTTACCGAGCTTTCTTCATTTTGTAAATTCAGCGATCCTTACACCTATTTTTAGGAAAAACATTATGTCTAGTGAAATTGTCAATATCAAATCTTCCCCGCTGGAACTTAAAACAGTCGATGATATTTACAAAGTTTCTGATATTTTGGCAAAATCAGGAATGTTTGGGGATGTACAAAGTGCTGCTAAATGTTTTGTCAAAGTTTTAGCAGGAAAAGAGTTAGGTATTCCAGCCTTTGCTTCGATGACTGGTATTCATTTAATACAAGGAAAACCTGCATTAAGTGCTAATTTAATGGCGGCTTTAATTAAAGGATCGGGTAAATACCGATACAAAAAAATTAAACACACGCCAGAAATCTGCGAATTAGAGTTTTTTGAGCTTTGGCAAAACAACTGGGAATCTTTAGGGATTAGTTCTTTTTCAAAAGACGATGCCCAAGCAGCAGGACTTCTCGCAGGGAATCCTAACTGGAAAAAATACCCCAAAAATATGCTTTTTGCAAGGGCGATTTCTAACGGGTTCCGTGAGTTTTGCCCCGACTTAGCACTTGGCGCACCTATTTATAATCCTGACGAGCTAGGCGCTGAAATTGGCGAATCTGGTAATGTAGTAGATGTGGAAGTATCTTTGCCAAGCAAACCACAGTCGTCGCTATCAGAAGAGCGCAAACAAGCTGGAATTATTTGGGCTGTAAATCAAGGATTACCTCAATCAGAAGCAGAACAAGTCGCCCAACAAGCAACCTCTGAAAAAGAATTAGCCGACCTCCTAAAAAAAGCTATAGACGCAAGGCTAAAGCCAGTAATAGAAGTTCGCAGTGAAAATATTGATCCTGGTGAACTTCTCAGTGAAGATTTTTAATAGTTAGTTGTCAGTTATCAGCAACCTATAAAGACCTGAAAAGCTAAAAAATCTAAAAATGGGAATTAAGGAGTATTAAATGAATCTGAATCTCTTAAGTCGTGATTGGTGGGATGAACTGACTTCCCAGCAAATACAAGAAATCTTAGTTGAAAGCAGCAAAAACCAATGGAAAGTTTTAAGTACAGGGCAAGTCGAAAATATTTGCTTGCATGGATTGGTAGCTAACCTAGTTTTTAGTGTAGGCATTAATCAAGTACAGCAATTAAAGGCAGATTTTGAGATTACTTGCGATTCTGGCAAAACTAAAAAAGTAATCAAGATTAATTTAACATTTGTAGAATTGAAATCTACAAACTTGCTATTTGAAACATTAACAAGTTTATCAGAATCAAATAATCCGTATATATGGATTAAAGGTAAAGCGATTAATCTTCCAGAAATTACGATTCTTGTTAACGAATGGGGAAAACGCTATGAAGACCTAAAAATGCCTTAAAAGTAAAAACTAGCACAATTGGGGAGTAAAACAGTGAACATCAACTCGCATCTCAAAGAGGAGCTATATAAGCTTATGATTAAAAATAAATATCTCGAATTATCTCTTGACTCAAAAAATTGGATTGATGATTTATTAAAAAAATCTCAAACTAGCCAAATAACTAACGAGATATTAATCTAGTGGTGGGAAGGAGATATACAAAAAGGATACGTCTATCTGTACTTATTCGATGGTAAATGGAATCTCTCTTTTATTAATCGGGTTAAATTTTGGGTTATAACTATTCTTATGCCTATATGTACAGGAGTTGCTATTCCTTCTCCTCTTAAAAAAGATTTTGATCTTTTCAGAGAAGCTTTAACACTAGCGTCGATTTTTCTAGCAGAAAAAAGCTGGTATAAAGAAATAACCGACAATACAACTGAGGAGTAAAAAAATGAAAAGCCTGACCTATCGAGTACTAATCAACTTAAGCTACGCTGAGTTGCCAACAGAAGTCAAGCAATATGTCGATTGCTTAGTTAAAAATACTAAAACATCAAAAAAACCCTTTGCATCGAAAATACTAGAAGGAGTTTATGAAAGCGTAATCAAAGCAGATGACAATGATATAGAATGTCTTTTAAGCAGTGCATTTATTGACGCTGATTCAGACAGGAAAGTAGGATGTTTTTGGCGTTTTAAAACTGCTATATTCCAGTTTATCTTTTCGATTTTAACAGGTGTAGCAATACCTAATCTTTTCAAGAAAAACTATTGTCTTTTTCTACAATCTCTTGTTATAGCTAGTTACCTTGCAGAGGAGGGTTATGTCATTCTCCCATTGATTGATTGGGACTACGAATAAAGCAAGAAACAACTAAAAATAATCTACAGAAGGAGTAAGCCAATGGACATTCAACGCGCAATGCTAGTTCGGAGAGAATACAATAGCTTGCCTACCGAAGCTAAACAATGCGTTGATGCTTTACTATTAGAAGTGAAACAGAATCCTAAATTAGACTATTTAGAACTGTTTTATAAATCCGCAATCAAGGACAATATAATGGATTGTCTTGTTCTTGGTAATTACAACTGGAATCAATCTATTACAAAGAAAATAACATTTTGGCTGTGGTTATTTCTTGTTTTTTGTAAGACAGATGTTCCTATCCCTAAACAGTTAAAAAAGGATGCTAACTTGTTTATGAAAGCTATCGCTATAGCCTCTAATTTTGTAGTAGAGGGTGATTATAAAGAAACATACGGAACGTCTCGCATCTGGGGACTAACTTACAACCCAAGCACAACTGAGGAGTAACAAAATGAGTGCAAAATCAAGAGACAGAATCAGAGCCTATGGCTCTGCACGGGAGTTAATAGTGATCGATCCCCGACTAATTTCTTTTAGAATGGCTAATGGTGATTTTATCGGGCCGAGAATAGGAATACATGACGACGGCAAAATGCGCGTCCTACCTAGCGAAACCCATTTAACCTTTAGTCAAGACTTAATTGAGTCCATCTCAGGTGAAAACGGATGGAACACTCGCGTTACCTACGACTTGGAGTTAATTAAAGAACTAGCCGATAAAATACTAGCATCGGGAACAATTTATCAACCTTTACATTTAGTCGCCGATGGTGATCGACTGTTTCCTATGGACGGGCATCGAAGGGTATTAGCTTGGTTGCTTTTAGCCTCTCAAGAGATTATTGTTCCTAATGTTTTGGCAATTATCAAGCCTCTAGCATCAGGTCTGACCGTCCGGGACTTAGAGTATCAAATGCTCTCTTACGGCACTGATAGCGAAAAACTATCAGTGTACGACAAAGCGAAACTGATCAAAAGACATTTACATGAGGATAGATTAGCTGGTTTAACTGAAGAACAGTCCTGCCAACAGTTTTGCGAAAAAACTGGATGGAAAAAATCAGAATATAACCGAACTTTAGAGATTTCCTCGATGTCTAGTCCGACATTAAAAGCAATCGAAGGTAAAGTATCGGAAACGGCTTTACAGAATCTTGTAAGGAACAATGAACTAACACTCTCGGAAAAAGAAAATGTGCTTTTAGAGACTGTAGCTATAGCAGAAGAAAAAGGGATAAAAGCCACTGGGGAATTAGTCGAATCGGTAACAGCCAACTTTATAGAGTCTAAAAATCCAACTGACTCCGATGAGAGTGTAAAACCTAGCGACGAAACGGAACCAAAACCCATTAAACTTACTCCTAAAGCTAAAGATATTAAATACCTGCTGATGACCTTAGTAAACGAGGGGAACGCAAGGCAAACAGACGATGATACAATGACCGTAGATTTTCCCAAAGAGTTATGGGAAAAAGTTATTGATTTTGTAGAAAGATTAAGTTAAAATCAGCTATCAGTTATCGGTTAGAAATTGCTAAATAAATTAAAAAACGATGAGCCAAAATCATGCACGTACAAAAACTCAAATTAGACTGCTATCCCAAAAATTAGCAGATACAGTTGGTAAAGAAATATTTGCTTCTTTAGAAAGAGGAGATCAAGAAGATATCTTTGAGCAAATGCTTAAAAACCTCTACAATTGCTATAGACTTAATATCTACATGAAAAGTTGGTGCGGAACCACATTTCATGTCATTGAAACCCTGCTATCTAAACTGGAAAAAACAATGAACCAAAAAAATGCACTCAACCCCGAAATTCTACTGATGGCCACAAAACTAGCAAATGAAGTCCACGATATTTTTCCTTTTTCTAGCAAAGAAGAAAAAACAGTCTTTTTTGAACTAATGCTTTTAGATTTGTCGCTTTTAGCTTCTCAAGACGGATGTGTAGCGGCGGGGAATGGGCTAAAGACAATTGAAGCTTTACTATCTAAGTTAGATTAGTTTAAAATTAGCTATCAGTTATCAACTAAAAATCAAAACAATTAGGAGTATTATGTCTTTTTTCGTCTCTTCAGATTGTCCTGCTCGTGAAACAGAGTGGCCTTGTCCTGACCCCGTACAACTGAGTCCAGAAAAAATAGAACAAGAAAAAAAACAGGCAGAAAAAAAGATTTTTAGAAGTATTCATTCAAAAAGAATACTTGGGAGTCTAGAAAAAATTGAAATAGTTTACGGATATACAGTTTATGTATTTTCTGATGGCAGCCGATGGAACTTAAAGGATTATTATAGACATTTAGAATGTATTCCCCTTTACGGTCCGTACTTAAGTGACTATGGAATTAACCGAAAAGATAAAGAAGGATTTACTCCAGTTAGAACATATCAAGCAACAAATGATATGTTTCAATAAATCTCAAATAAAAAACAGAGGGTTAACCCTCTGTTTTCTCTGTTATGCTCCGATCAGTTTCTCCTGTAAATATTGGTAAACTTCTTTCTGTAAATCTTTTGGGGCAGAACACAGAAAAGCTTACTACCCTACAAAAAACTTACAAAAAACTTACAGGCAATCTCAACTTTTATGATATAATACAGAAAATTCTGTATGAACTATGTCTGCCAATCAAGATGCTCCAATAAAAGTTGTGTCAATCCGGGTTAAGAAAGAACTATGGGATGAGATGTGCCAAAGATCAAAGATTTTAGGACTAAAAACCCAAGAGGCAACTGAAATTGCACTAAAATCCTACCTTACCATTCCCATCGATACCGAACTCAATGCAAGGAAAGATGGGGAAGCCGCGTTTTACAACTCTTTGTATAACTTAAAATCTAAGCGTAGCAAGGATTTACAAGTGTAGTGCAAGTGTAGTATTTACCGATCAAGAAAATTCTGCTAGGATAGTAAATACCTTGATTTGCTCCCTCCTACCCATCTACCCAACTACCCAACAAAAAACCCGCTCGGAAGCGGGTCGTGTAAACAAAACACTTTTCTTTTATTTCGATAACATTTATGGTAACACAATCCTCGAATCGTGTCAAGATCAACGAAAACAATCCTTGCCCCCACTGTGGTAAGACTGATTGGTGCTATATGTACACAGCCGAGGACGGCAATCTACTCTCGGTATGCAAGCGAAACTACGACCCCGCACCAGGATGGGAAAAATCGAGCAAAGTAGATAGTGAGGGTACACCGCTCTACTATCTCAAGAAAGAACCCAAATTTTCTGCCTATAAAGAAGAAAAAGCCCAATACTTCCTTTATCCCCCTCTTGCCAATGGGTTAAGAGTCCGTGTGTACCGGAAGGACTATCAAGAGAATGGTATCTGGAAAAAGGATATCAGACAGCAACACTCTACAGACAATGGTAAAACTTGGAAGTGGGGCATAGGCGATATTGAGTACAAAGATATACCTCTTTATCGTCAAGACCGCCTAGAAAAGGCTATTAAAGAAGGAAACCGGGTATTTGTAGTTGAGGGTGAGACTAAAGTAGAAAAGCTTGAATCTCTAGGATTAGTTGCCACTTGTAATATAGGCGGATCAAAGAAATGGCAATCGTCCCACACAGAAGCTTTAAAGGGAGCAAATCTGATTTTATGCCCTGATCGTGACAAAGGGGGAGTGTCTCACTGCCAGAAAATTTATCAAGATTTCCCCGATGCAAAATGGCTTTATGCTTATCCAGATTCTCCTTTGTGGGATCATTTACCAGATTCTCAAGGGGTAGATATTCTTAATTGGATTGAGGAAAAGAAAATCGATCTTAAGGAATTATTAGCCTCAATAGTTGATAAACCAAAAGAAATAAAAGAGAAAAAAGAAAAGGAAGTCACAATAACAGAAACGATGACTTTTCAAGACCTAATAACAGCTATTGACGGCTGTATTGGTCAGAACGAAATCACCCGAACTCAGTGGCAAGAAAAAGTTGATCTGTGGGCAAAAGCCACTGGCAAGAAACCAGCAGAAATACGATATTTAATTGAAATCCGTAAAACAGAAATAGCAGAAGGGGACGCTATTAAATCAGGATTAGAAGGGTTCCTGAAAGGTAAGCATTACCAGAAAAAAGAGATTGATCTTTCTGAAATACTTCCGAAACCTTTAGCCGAAGCGATTATAAGTCGTGCCAAGACATTAAATCAACCCCCAATCAGATTACTACATTCTTTATGGCCAATACTAGGAAGTATTTTAGGTAGCCGGTTTGCAATTAACCTCCGAACTACTGTAAGAGAAAGGGAATGCTGGAAGGAATACCCGATATTCTATTGTGCAGACCTGGGCGGGGTTTCCACTGGCAAAACTCTCACTCAAAATGAAGTTTGTCGGGTTTTAAAAAGAAAAGATTTAGCCGAGCAGAAGAGAGTTACTAAAGAGCAATCTACACTAGACGATCTAAAAGCTGCGTGGCAAGAGATGTCAGCGTCAGATCGCAAGGCAAACAAAACAAACGCTGAAATCAACCCTCGTCTTTACGAGAGAGAACACTGTCAGGCGCGTCGGTGGTTTTATGATGAAGGTACTCTTGATGGCATCTTAAAAACGATGTCCTCGCAACCTTCTTGGCAAGGTGGGGTAGTCGTCTATGACGAATTATCGGGATTTTTCGAGGGATTAAATCAGTACCGATCAGGTGGTAAAGGGAATGACCGGCAACGAGACTTAAGTAACTGGAATGGCCCTATCCGAAATACTTTTGACCGCGTAAACAAAGACAATCGATACTATTTAGATGGGCAAACACTTAATAAATTAGGTGGGATACAAGTCGAGAAACTCAGAAAATATCTTGATTTATCTAATGATGTCGATGGGGCAGTTTCTCGGTATCTTTTTTTACTTCATGAACCTCTTGATCCTCGTCCTGGCAGACCGCCAGAAGATCCCAACTCTATTGACGAGTGTATCGAAAATATTATCAATCAAATCAGTGGAATTAGTCTAGAAGCTGATGAAAATGGGATTGTCGATCCTTATAATTGTTGGTTTACCTCGAACGGGGAAGACTACGCTTTCGGGATTAAATACCATTACGAGATACTTATTAAGAAGTACCGAGCGATTAATCCATCATTTGCTTCCTACCTAGGCAAACAAATGAAGACCTTTTTAAGGCTTACATTAAGCATCCATCTTCTCAATTGGATATTTGATCCAGAGAATACCAATCTTTACAGTATTCCTGTGCAAACAGCCATTAAAGCTGCTAAGATGACCGACTTCTATATCAGTCAATTCTTGACAATTCAGGGAGTTACATCTCAGGACGAAAATCCAGTACAGGGCATTTTATCCGAAATCTGGGAGATCGTTAAAACTGCTGGAAAAATGACACCCCGGGAAGTTGTCGGCAAATTTGGCGGACGTAAAATTAACGGAGAAAGAGTAAATACCTCTATCGCCCGTACCCTACTTACTCAGCTAGAAAACGCTGGTTATGGACGACTAGAAATTAAGTCAAGGGGTATGGTGTTGCACTATCAGGAGCCAAAAGTAGTAGAAACTTTTGAGATAGAAGATTCTCTGGAATATCAATCAGAGATAAAAGAAGAAATTGTTCAAGTTGCCAGTCCCACTTTTACACGCCCAAAAAATGAATCGATCTCTAATTCTGACATAGTAGAAATTGAATCAGAACCAGTAATCGATGAATTCTCAGCTGATGGTGTCTATATCGATAGCCTCCCTGATCTTAAAAAAGAAACCGTATTAATACGAACGGCTGCATCTGTAGAGATAGGAGAGCGAACTATCCCACCAAGAGCGGTCGGAAAAGTTATAGAAGCAACTTTTGACACTTTTGACAATCAATGGCTTTTGAGGGTAGAAACTGTCTTAAATGGGTCTGTGATCACTTTTACAATTCCGTTTTCTAATTGTTATTTAGAGGATATAAGTACCTAATGATTGGACAATACATTCCCTCTCGATACCCTGAAAAGGTTTATCGTGTCAATTCCTATGGACGTATTTTCCCCCAATGTAAACCACTGGGGATTATTAAGACTGCCATAGGAATCTACTATCACTTTGAATCAATTGATCGCCTCACAAAAGGAGAACATTTTTACTGTTTTCGCAAAGAAGATTTTCAAGAAATTTCTTGACAATTCTAGTAAAATGATGTAGGATTTAAGTAATAGATTGAAGAGGAAATCATGAAGCTTATCGTAAACATGAACACTGCTGAAATTAGTTATTACGCTAATTTCTATGCCGGACAATATCGAAGTTCTAAGCAAGAATCTGGGAAAAATGTCCAAAAAAAACGTGCCATTTTATACTCTAAAATTCAGGAGTATAACAAAGTTTTGGAACAACGAGGTTTTAAAAAAGTAAAGGTGTAATCATGACAGAAGAAACTAAAAAAACATGGGCTAAATTATCAAGTCAGGATGACATTGATAAGAACAAAGGACTTATCAGAGGAACAGATGAGCAAGAGTCTGCTAAAAGACTTAAAGCGCATCTAGATCACTGCAAAAGACACCTAAAGGATTGGAGACAATGAGATACACAATTAGGACAATAGATAGAAAAAATAAGCCTTGCAAGATTAAAACCTCTATGCACCAAAGCCGATTAATGGCTTATTTAGACGCTTTAAGCCGCAATGGTCATCATAGTACTGTAGTAGAGGAATCAGTAGGTATTTCCTAATAATTTCACCCAACAGGAGTAATACTAATGGACACATGGCAAATAGCGGAAAAGTTATTTAATTTTTGTGAGGGAAGATACCCAGATTTAAAATGGTCTTGGGATTATCATAGTGGCATTGATAATTGTAAGGATGTTTCACTTATTCTTGGCTCTTGCTCTTTGTTTAAACTGGAGCTAGAAATTCGCTCAGAAGAAAAACAAGAGCGTTATTCTTACGAAAAAGAAGCTACTTACGATTATATACTAGGGTTGCTTCAAATATCTCAATCAGAAGAAAAATCCTTACTTCCCTGGTCAGGTAGCTTTCAAGTAAGTCTAAACCATGACAAGAATGGCGAGTTAGAGTTTACGATTGCCACTCATGACGAGTGGAATGATGATAGCTGGCTTTTAGTAAAAAAAGCCAGAAAAATAGTAAGAGAAATCTTTAATTTTATTGAAGACGAAATCCAAGATTAAATAGGAGTAACAAATGGACATAAAACAAGTAACAGAAAAAATATTCAATTTCTGTAAAGAAAAATACCCGGATTTAGACTGGGACATCAAATCTGCAAGAAAAGACTCGACATATATAAAGTCAACTATTCGTATTTGGGGTAAAACAAATGGAATTGATATAAGCATAGAAATTATCGGGACGCGATTAGAAAGCTACGCTGTGTCAGGAGATGTAAGTGCGCTTATTTCCGAAGCCCGGTGGTCTGGTTCTTTTAAGATTTGGCTAGACAAAAAAGAATCTCAATTTTCTTTTAAATCAAAAAGAGAACTTGATATGTCAACAGATTTGTTTATAAAAGCCAAAGAAATATTATCAAGTATTTTTGAGTTTATCGAAACTAAAATATAAACCGAGGTGACACTATGACAATAACAGCAAAAGAGTTTCTTGAAATGAATAAAATAGATATACTTAAAAAAATTGCGGCTTTTTGTCACAAAGAATATAACGATAATTCTGACTGGAACAGTTGGGCGTTTAAAAATTTTCTTTGGTCGGAATGGGAAATAAAGTTCGATCAACAAATTTACCTAATAGGTAATGCCAAGGTTATTTTAGATAGTCAGACCATAGCCCATATCAGAGTTTTTTGTGGTTTTATACCAAGCTTTAGCTTGATACCAGAAATTAGAGTAACTGGTACGATATTTGATTTAAGAACAGGAAAAATAAAAGAAATAGCCATGTGCAAAGAGTATGGTGATCCAGATAATGGGTATTACTCAGGTTTTGGGATCTCTGACAAACAGGAAGAGATTACCTTTATTCGTGATAAAACAGAGGAAATAGCAGAAACTATATCAAGTTTTATGAAGACAATCACCTAATATCATGACACTAACACTACAAACACAAACACTTTTTGTATCATCTAAACCACAAATTCAATTAAGAGACGACCAAAAAACTCTTAAAAGAGAACTATATGATGCCCTGAAAATTCATAAAAGAGCCTTAGTAGTTGCCCCTTGCGGATGGGGCAAAACAGTATTTTTCTGCCAGATAATTTACGATGCCGCCGTAAAAAGACAGCGACGGACTTTGATCGTAGTACCGTTTACCGTACTTATCGAGCAAACCCTAGAAACTCTAGGGAAATTTGGATTAACTGCCGGAGTAATTGCTGGTAGCTACAAAGAAGATAGAAGTCAATTAGTTCAGATTGCCACGACTCAAACCTTGTCTAGAGGACGTGATATTACTTGGTTTAACCCTGAAGTAATACTAGCCGATGAGGTTCATTTATCAGCTTATTGTCAATGGTTTAAGGATAATTTTACTAATCTTAAGAATGGTAAACAGACAACCTCAATCAAAGACATTCGTGATGAATTAGCAGTATTAGGTATTGCCGTAGAAAGAGAAGATATAGAAACTTACAAAATAACTTTTGATGAAGCTAAGGAAAAATACAAACACCTCAGCTTAATTCACGCTGAATCAAAAGAAATCTTACAAGAGATAAACTCAGCATGGGAAGTGATTCGTAAGCAACAGCATCTTTTTTCGGGGAAAACCTTACCAGTAGATAATCGTCTCGTAATTGGTCTAACCGCAACCCCGTGGCGGTTATCGAAACGTGAAGAGCTAGGAGATATTTTTGAGGTTCAGGTAACTGGGCCTACTCCAAAAGAAATGATTGAACGCGGTGCGCTTGTAGGATGCGTCTATTTCGGAACTAAAAATAAAATAAATACTAAAGGGGTAAAAATTAATGGTGGTGACTTTGATGCTAGTCAGTTAGAAATTCGTTGTTTAGAAGCGGTAAAATCGACGGTTTCCGAGTATCGTAGGCTCGGTCAAGGAAGACAATTTGTTTGTTTTGCTGCGGGTGTGGAACACGCCAAAAGCCTCTGTACAGAATTTAACGAAAGGGGTATCCCTACGGCTGTGATAACAGCCGAAACACCAGAACAGGAAAGAAGAGAAATATTTAGAAAAGTATCTGAATTGAGATTGAGAGGGATTGTAAATATTAACACTTGTGGAATAGGATTTAACCTACCCGCAATTTCTTGTATTATTCACGCCAGACCGACCAAAAGCCGAACCCTTTATATTCAGATGACTGGTCGGGGACAAAGGCTCTGTATTTGGTTAGATAAAGTTGACTGTCTTGTTTTAGATCAAGCGGGGAACGTAACCGAACACGGATTTATTGAAGATGTAGATTATCCTAAGCTCTCTACATCTTCCGATATTCAAAAAGGACAAGCTCCGATTAAAGAGTGCGAAAACTGCGGTAAAATAACCTACGCTTCCGCTCGTATTTGCCCTCATTGTGGCTATGAATTTCCAACAAAAGAGAAAAAACAAATAGCTAACGAAAGGCTAGAAATTATAATTCACGACAAGGATAGAGAGTTATACCTAGCCTATAAGTACGCTCTCAGAGAAGCTTACAAAAAAGGTGAACATATCGATAGTGTCAGGGGATGGATGATTAAAACATTCAAAAATCCTAAATTAAGCAAGGACTGGATGCCTCCTAAACCCTGGAAGCTACACGCAATCTTTAAAAAAGACTATACTGTAAAAGACTTGAATAATTACGAGGCTTACTTGAAAAGTCTTTGTAAAATTGAAAACGATAACTGGGTAAAAGCCAAGATGGGAGAGGAATTCGGGGATGACTGGGACAATATTCGGGAATAATGGATTATTACTGGCATCTTCTCAGGAATATAAAGAACAAATAGCAAACGAGCTATTTAGACTTATTTCTATAGGCTCCGCTCCTATTCTTTCCCGTACCCTTACTTCACCCCCAAACCCCCAGAATATAGATAGCTACTATATTGTCCCTACAGGAGCTACTGGGGCATGGGCGGGAAAGACCAATCAAATAGCCTACCCTGTAGTTGGTTTAAACGGATTGCCTACGGGAGTTTGGAGTTTTTGGCAGCCTTTTACTGGTCTAACAGTTTTTCTTGTTTCTGGAGAAACAATATTTTTCAATGGTACAAATTGGGTACTCGTTTCTAATTTTGATCAATATTCTGGGGATATAGAAGCTCCTACCATTCAAACTTATCCTCTTGATTTCGCTTTATTAAGAGGGTATAATGTTTTAAGTTTTAGCGCAGTAACTGAATTGGGTACAGCTACTATATCGGTTAAAATTAATGGAGTAGATGTCCCTGGGTTGAATAATTTATCTATTACTTCTACTCGATTAACTGTTCCCGTAACAACAGGAAATTTTGTTAATGTAGAAAGCAGAGTAGAACTTGTTGTTTCTGCTATCAGTACCCCCAAACATTTGTTTTTTACTGTAGGAAGGAAATATGTCTAGGTATCTGTTTTTTCCACGCAATCTTTTAGTGGTTCCTTATCAATCTGGAATCTATTGCCTACCAACTTTTCCTATTAGAATAGAAAAAACTATTAACGTCCCTTATCAATCTGGTATCTATTGTCCCCAAAATATTGTTAGGAGTTAATCTTATGACCTTACCTGTTGTTGGTTCAAGAAACACATTTGCCACTTATGGCTGGCGTACCGCTGACGCTGGCGGAGTTTACTTCAATTTGGCTAATTTTCTTTTATTTTTAGATGCCATTGGTATCACCTCAACTCATCGGTTTGTCAAACCTGATCCAGATAACCAGATTAATATTCGGTTTCCAGCAGTTGATACTGATTTAATACAATTCGGGGATGTCGATGGCAGCTTTGGCTGGAGTAGTGGCCGACATCGGGCGCAAATCTTCTTTAGCAATACTATTGGACAAAACCCTTTTTTTTGGGGCTGGTCAGGACACACTTACCAAACAAAAACTCAACTGAACGACAATAGATTTACAATTGTTGGTAACTATAACGGCGCGGCGTCAGGATATTTTTACGCTTGTGGAGATAACAAAGGTATCGCTATGTTTGCGATTAATAATACTGGATTAAATACTTTTGGCAACATATATTCCTTCCACTACTTCGGATACTGCGATAATCCAGCATCAGTTGCTTATTTTGGGAACAATAATTCCTATCCACTGGATTACATTACTGCTTATGGATTGGGTAATGGAACGGGTCCCGACTTGGGGGCGGGAAGAATCAAAGAAATGACAATACCTGGAGTATCACCGCCAGGCGGTGCAAATCCTCAATTTGTATTACCGATTACTTCTATAGCCTGTGCTACCCCTACACCTAATGCTAGTGTTTCCAATCTTATTTTCCGTGACAACGGCACTACCGATTACGGCACTAATTATCCAATAGGAATAGCGAGGCCGTTCTTATTATTTACTACTCAAGACCTACCGATAAATAGTCTACACAGAGTTGAAACAGTCCCACCAGCCCAACCAACGCCAGAAGATCACTTTCATCTAGTAGTTAGCAAGGTGGCTGGGGGCGGCAGCTTGTTGATGCCAATTATTACCGATGGTATTACGATGAATCCTTAAGCTATGATCTACTATCACATTTTTGGAACTGCTAGACAGAAAAGCTTGGATGGAAGCCAAGAAACCTTTATATTTTGGCGTACGGGTACACCCATTTCTTGGGATAAAAACCCAGTATTAAAGATTGTTGGTGGAATTAATTTGTTTGGTCAATTCTGGAAAATAGCCAGCAAATTTGGACAGCAAGTAAATATTTTCTCTATTCCAGAAAATCAGTACAGTTCTCGTTACACTGGTTCGGTTACTGACACAATTCCTTTGGAAAGAACCAGTAAAAATTACACTTATTCTGGTACTGTAACTGAACCCAAAAAACTTGCCTATGATGTCACAATAATTGACATCGTTCGCGTTACTAACGCGAACGATTTTCCCAGTAATCCTTACCCAGTAAATATTCCTGAATTTCCGATTATTCCAGACAAGGATTATCAAACAGAAATTCAATTTTCTAACTCTTTGCTAGAGAACACAAGCGGAGCCGAACAAAGGATAGTAGAATGGGCTAGTCCCGTTAGGGTATTCAATCTTTCTCGGACTGTATTAAAACCCGATGATTTAAACGCTATCCTTGATTTTCATGAAGAAATGAAAGGATCAAAAGAAGACTTTCTTTACCGTGATCTTTCTGATTATGAGGTTAAAAGAAGTCTTTACTATCCTTTAACTTATTGTTCACCAACTTTTCCTATCAGACCAGAAAAAATCATTAATGTTCCTTATCAATCTGGAATCTATTGCCTACCAACTTTTCCTACCAGAATAGAAAAAACTATTAACGTCCCTTATCAATCTGGTATCTATTGTCCCCAAAATATTGTTAGATAAAATTTACTATGTCTTTAATAAATCTTTCAGCAGATATTCCTCCCATGACAGAAGGAATATTTTCTCCAGAGAATAATGGAATTAATACAGAATTTATCTTGCTTAAAAAATATCTTATAGGCGATCCTGTAGGCAATACTAATGAAGTTGGGATCAATATTCATTACAGACCTATTCTTTATCCAGATGTTGAAAATCTAAAGATTTATATAGGAAATACAGAAATACCACAATCAGAATATATAGTAGCTCCTGATAGAATAGTATTTAATAGCCCTCCTGACACTAACAAAAAATTAACATGGTCAGGTACTTTTAAGGTATTGTGTCATTTTGAAGAAGATAAATTAGATTATCAGCCTATTAGGAAAGATGACAGCAATAGAACCATCTTTTCTATTCCAAAGTTAATTTTACGGGAATCAAGAATTCAACCAGACATTGCCTTACTGGAATATAATGATGTTTTTTATCCTGGCTTAAACCATGATTTTGATTTAAATCTAACCAAAAGATGTACGATTTCTCCCAGCTTTGAGACGAATATTATTAGTTTATCTAGTGGAGAAAGAAGAAGATTTTCTCGAAAAAATATCCTTTCTGATATTAGTTCTTTACAGCAAAGAACAACTTTATCACAAAAAGATATTGACTATTTGATTGCTTTATGGTTGTGTACCAAAGGCTCAGGAGCTACATTTCGTTATCCTGATTTAGTTAATGATTTATCTATTTTATCTCGATTTAATTCTGTTTCTTTAAGTTACCAAAACCAAACCTCCTTACAAATCTATTCACTTGGAGAATTACAAATTAGAAGATTTACCGAGGGAATACAACAAGACGAGGGATTAGGAGATTTATTTGCAAATTCTGTTTTAACGCTGTGCCATTGCGTTTTAATCGAACTTACAAACGGAGAAAAACTCGGTTATACGAATTTCTCTCAAGACTTAAAAATTGGTGGGGTAATATTTCGGGCAGGGCAAGCCCTTGATCCGACTGCAATAGAGAGGCAATTAGGAATACAATCAGATAATCAAGAATATAAGGGTGCTTTTAGCGATAATATTGACGAAAATTTGCTTTTTTCTGATAGATTTAGAGAAGCCCGAATTATTACAGCAATTGTTAACTGGAAAAACTTGCCTAGCTCACTTTTAGACCTTCCAGATGAACAAATCCAGATAGGTTATGTGGGAGAAATTAAATCACTTGGGGGAGAAAGCTATACACTTGAAAATCTTACCGCCTCTAGTATTAATTTAAGGCAAAGTAGGGACGAAAAAACATCGCCCTTTTGCCAATGGGCTTTTGGGCAAGATAATGGCGACAACTCAGGATGCCGCAAAGAAGTACCATTTTACGAAACTCAAGTTGCTGGCGTTAATAGCCGGAGAGACTTTGAAGTGTGGGGAGAATATCAAAATCTTACTTGGGGGAAATGCACTTTTACGGACGGAGCAAATAAATCAGCTACTTACGCAATTTATCGAACTGTTTCAATATTTGGGGGTAAAACTCAAATTCAGTTATTTACCGAAGCGTCTAGTCCTGTGGCTGCTCATGACGGCGTAATCCTTGCTGCCGGCTGTGACAAAACCTACAATACTTGTAAAGACATTTGGAATAATACTATCAATTTTGGCAATATCCCTAGTTTTGGTAACTTTATGCCTGGAAATGACTTTTTATTAAGTTCCCCAAAACAGCAATAACAACGACACTGGGATAACTTTCAAAACTTTGGAGGCATCCCAGCTTTGGAAGCTTCATGAAAGGCAACGACTTTTACCTTGCACATTTAAGACAAAATTAAGTTTTTTTAAATATTTTATTCAGTAAAGAAAAAAGACTAGAATGGTTTTATGTTCCCCTTTTACTATGCTCTTGCTAACCAAAGCCATCCCCTTTTACTATGTATTATATTTCTCTTGCTAACCAAAGCCATCCCCCCTATGCTGGGAATTATGGTCTAAAAATAAGTTTTAATGACATTGGCACTGTTTTGGCTATTGCAATAGCATTACTCAGTATGCTTTCAAAAAATACCAGATCACAGGCTAAAGAACTTGATCACGAAACCTTTGAGAAAACATCAAGGAAGATGGAATCTCTTGAACAGAAACTAGAGAAAATGGTCGAAAAACTATCAACAGGAATAGAAAAACTGACCATATTAACATCTCAACTCGACAAAGAGATGAGCCTAATTAAAGCCAAACAAGAAACTTTCTCATCTATTTCTGATCAAATAGAAACAATTCGCAAGAAACAGGAAGAATTTGATAAACGAATTGGAATACTTGAACATAAATCTTAACAGAATTGTCAACTTTACTAACTAAACTACCATGAAATCCCTAACAGCAAATCACAACACTATCTTAAAGTCTCACTTAATTGACTCTAGTTCTGAAAGTCTTCCCCAAGATTTTAGATCAGTTCCAATTAAAGCTGGACAAAAAGTGATTTATAATAAAATTATTAAAACAGAAAAAAACCATCATTTACTAGAAATAAAACCTCCAATTGAAGGTAGATTTAATTGGTATGCTTTTGTTAGTCACTTTGACGACCCTAATCCTATCGTAGTCCGCAAGGATCAAGTTGAGGGCGTGTTTGATAGGTTTAACGATAAAATTACTGATTTCCAGTTTAAAAAATTAGATGAATGTCTTAAAAGATTTGACATTGTTACGTTACTAAGAGTCCGTCATTTTTTAAGTCAAATAGCCCATGAATCGGCAGGATTACGGTACATGATAGAAATCCACGACGGCTCAAATTATGAAGGACGAAAAGACTTAGGGAATACCAGACCTGGTGACGGCAAAAAGTTCAGAGGTGTAGATGCCCTTCAGATGACTGGCAGAGCCAATTATCAGGCATTTGCTAACTATATAGGCGATCAGCGTATTATGGAAGGGTGGCGATATGTTAGAGAAAGATATTTATTTTTACCATCTGGATTTTGGTGGATGAATAACAAAATGAACGAACTGTGTGACCGTGGGGCAACAGTAGAACAAATTACCCGTCGCGTCAACGGTGGTACAAATGGACTAGCTGAAAGAAAACGATATTATGAGAGGGCTTTAAGATTTATCTAGAATCTTGACAATTCAAAAAGTAACCTGTAATATTTAGTTAAAGCCAGAGGTTGTCATGAAAAAAGAATTTCGTCCGTTAATTTTAGAGACAGTAGAAGGTTATAGTGAATTTATTAACTGTTACGAAATTGTTACAGTCACTCACTGTCCTGTAGGGGATAATTATGTAGTGGATGCGACTTCAAAAGTGGGAATTACAATATCCAATAAAGCAGCTAAGGTCTTAATGCAAGCAATAGTTACCGATTTATTTTTTTCCAGTTACGATATTGACGAAAGAAAAGTTTTGCGGAGCGACGGGACGTTCGATAGATTTTTTTAATATTTAGATTTCTCCTTGGGTGATTAAAAAAAGACCATCAACAAAATGGTCTTTTTTTCTTATATCATAGAAGTAGTACACGGCAGTTCCAATGGCAAAAAAGAAGAAAAAGGATGATCAAACATTAAGAGGTTCTCAGCGTTCCCTTACCTCACCGGGGATCGTGTCGGTATCGCGTCGGTATGATCTAGAGATTACGGAAAATCCTATCCGTGATCCGCGTATATCGAGAGAATTGATTGAACTTAATCAATGGTGTTATGAGGTCATTCATGCCTTAGATATGGCCGCTTCTGATGCCTTTGCATCCGACGATGGAGATGATCAGGGTTGGATAATAGCCAAAACCCTTGATGATGAAGAAACTCCTATTAACCCAGAAGTGTTTGCTATTGCTGAGGATATTAGGTTAAGGAAACAGAATTTTTCAACCTATGTCATTGGTGGAGATAGACTAAAGAAAGCCCTAAGATGGGCATTAGGAAAGGGAGAATGCTTTCTAGAGTTAGGTATTGAAAGAGAGGGTTTATCTGCTAACAAGTCTAAAGATTTTGGTGTAACAAAGACTCTTTACCTACCTACCTTTGAGATGTTTAGAAAAGAAACAGATCAAGGGGAATTAATAGGATTTGAGCAAAGAAAATACGTTTCGGAGTCTGACCCTGATTATTTTTTTGAACCTTATAAAATCTGCCATATTCGCCATGAACCTGATTTCCTTTACGGTCGCTCTCTTTGGTTAGCTTCATTAGATGCTTGGGCTGATGTTAAGCAGGCTTTTGATAATTTAATTAGGGCATCTAATGACTTAGGAGTTTCCCCGACTCTTCATATCATGCCAGGAGTATCTAGAGAACAGTCTGAGAGTTACGAACGAGACTTAGGAATCCGTAGGAAAAGTGGTATCATAACCGATCATGTTCTCAAGTTTCCCGGTCAAGATATTCGCAAAATGGCTAATTTTAATTCTGATTTAACAGGGTTAATTGACACTCTTTTACAATGTCGGTACAAGCTAATTATCCCTGGGTTCCCTACCTATTTCTTCCCGGGATTAGAGTCAAAAGGGGGAACTAAAGAATTATCCCGGTCGCCTGATCGTCGGTATTCTAGGATGCGATACGGATGGTGTCAGCTTCTTAGCGGTGCTATCAAACAGGTAATTGATACAGAAATCATTCTCAGAAAAGGATTAGATTTTTATACTGAAAATGCTAGAAATAAATATCGGATATTGTGGCCAGAATGGAGTGAATCTATAGATGGTCTATCAGGGGGAGAGGTTGAAGACACTGACTCTGATTTAACCAATGAAGAAACTAATAAACAACCTGTTAAGAAACTAAATATAAATCAAAATGATTAATCAAATTATTCACGGTGATTGTTTTGAGGTTTTAAAAACTATTCCTGATGGTTCTATTGACGCTGTAATCACAGATCCGCCTTATGGTATTGGATTAGCTGAATGGGATTCTGTGGTCGATATTCCACTTTTTACCAAAGAAGTAAAACGAGTCACCAATGGCTTTTATGCGTTTTTTGGACAAATGCCCACTATGGTTAATTGGATTAATTCAGCTAATAATGAAAAGTTGCATTATTGTGAACATATCTCATGGGTGAAGAGGAATTGCTGTGCTACCCATCCACAAAATTTAAACAAAGCACATGAATCAATAGTTATATATAAAACAAAAAAAACAAATAAATTTTATATTACACAAGGTTGTTATACAGATGTAAAAATACCAGGAATAATGTTTGATACCCATTCAATTGAATCTTTTTCAAGGTACTTTTCAGCATTAATAGCTAAAATCAAAACAGGGTCTTTTGGGAAGGAGGACTGTCATTTTGCAGACACTCAAAAAGCAAGATTTAACAAAACAAGAAAATTTAAAAAGCCTGAAATGAGTCGCCTTGAGTATGCAATCAGAGATGTTAATTTTACAAATGTATGGTCTTTTTTGCCACCTTATCGGCAGACGGGAAGGGCTGGGAAAGGTATTTACAACCACCCCACAGAAGCCGCTAGAAATCATGAAGCGATTAGTAGAAATGCTGACCCCTGAAGGTGGGACAGTCTTAGACCCTTTTTGTGGTTCTGGCACTACTGCATTAGCCTGTAAGGAATTAGGTAGAAATTATATCTGTATCGAGAAAGAGTTAGAATATTATCAAATAGCTTGTAACAGACTAGACCAACCTATAGAACCTATTCCAGATGAACCGATAGAGGAAATAATAGATAATTCTCCATTACAGTTAAAACTGTTTTAAATTTGATAAAATACAGTAAAGCCAAGAGGTAATTGTGACAAATCTAAAAGCCTATGTTGTTTCCGATTCTAATAATAATGTTCTAGTCGCCAATATGACCGAACTGGAGGTTATTGAAGCTTTAAAAGATGAGGTGTCTAAGCTAAAAGCTCAGATCGGCGAACTTAACAAAGCAGAAACAGAAGCGTAAGTGGATTAGGAAACTGACAAGAAATAACTCTTGTCAGTCAAGAGTTATTATTTAATTTAAAGAGAAAATTCATGAATAACAATAACTTTGACGCTATTATCGAAGATTTGAGTATCGAAGACTTGAGAGCCGAATACGCCGAATTAACCGACTCATACGATAACCTGATGTTTGATTATGAAACATTAAAATTAAAGGTAAAAATGTTAGAAATTAAAAACCGTAACCTAAAAGCTAAACTCAATAAATCAGAAAAAACCCAAGAATTAGTTTATGACGGACTAGGAGACAAATAATATGACAGAAGGGATTACAGTCAACGATAACTTTATACCTTGCGACTCTAGCAAAGTCTCAGATGGATACCACACTTTTGAGGAACTTTATGACCATCGATGTCTTTTATTTATTCAGCTAATCGGATTACTGCCAGCTTTTTCGTTTGCCTCTTACTGTCACGACGACGAGACTGTTTGGGAAGGATGGTTTATTGCGGGATGTAAATTAAATAGCGGAATAATTACCTATCATTTACCGATAAAATTTGCAGATTTAATTCCTAATTCCGTGTGGGTTCCTAAAGCCCCTGAATGGGATGGTCATACTTCGCGTAATGTTTGTGATCGGCTAATCAAAGAAGCTAAAACCAGAAAAATACTACTGTACAAATAGCATGACAGATAAATTTAACCCAGAAGATAAAAACTTACAGCCAATTAGTCAGTTGCTAGAGAGAGCCGAAGTAACAGCCGATGACATTCAAAAAGCTATCGATGATTGGAAAAAGAAACCTCCGGATGATGAATTTAAAAACCTATTAGAACCTGAAATAAGTTATGAGTGATTTTTCTTTTAACCCTGGTACTCGACGCTATCGAGACAATAGAACGGGGAGATTTGTCTCTACTGAAAAAGTTAGACAAATCTCCCAACAAACTATTAATGCCCGTACTCAAAAAACAGATAAACTTACCCGTGACCTTTTGCAGAAAAAGATTACTGTCAGTGAGTGGGAAGAGAAGATTTCTTTTGAAATTAAAGATTTAACTATTCAACTTTATCGAATTGGTAAGCCCGACATGAACGCTTCTGACTACGGTAGAATCGGTCAGATGCTTCGCAGTCAATACGCACGGCTAAGAAAGTTTTCCCGTGATATTATTCTTGGTACTCAATCAGAGGCTCAAATAATCAATCGCTCTAGACAGTACGTTGCCAAGTCTAGGGAAGCTTTTGAGGAGGGAAACAGGAGAGGACACGCTCTAGTCAACAAGTGGGAAAAGAGAATAATTACCAAAAGAGAATCTTGCCAAGAGTGCCTTTTTTATGAGAGTGCCAGTTGGCAGCCTATTGGAACACTCCCCCGACCGACTGAAAGATGTACTTGTCGGGCCAATTGCGGTTGTTACTTTATTTTTTCTAACTCTAGGACACGACCTACCCAGAATATGCTTTCGTTAAACTTTGGCTGGACGAAATAAAAAACGCAGGATTGATGCCCTGCGTTGTTTCCTCAGCTATACACTTTCTATGGAGACAAATATTTTGTATTGAAATTTTATATTTATAGGTTTCGGTTGGAGACGACACTATTAATATAGATCAACCAACCACAAACGTCAAGCCTTTAGATAGAATTATTTATATAAGTATTTTTTATTGACATGGAACTAAAACTAACCCGCGCTGAATTAGAGATATTGCTACAGATCCGTCATCCTACCGACGAGGAGATGTCGTTAATCAATCAATTCAAACCCTACGGACTCGATCCGTGGGAACCATCGGAACTGATGCGATTTGCTTTAATTGCCTCAAATAATTTAATCCACAGTTCCGGCCTGGTATGGGATGAAAATGTCTTAGAAACCATGGTAGCTAGTTACCCTGGATGCGCTTTGATGATCGATCATGAATGGAAAGATCAGACCAAAACTTTTGGGATGATCTATGATTCTTTTATTTATTCCTTGCCTCGTGTAAGCAAGGAAGGGATAGCACGAATCCTCGAAAAATCTCCTAATCCAGGCGAAGATTATCGAATAATCCAAAAAAACGGCTATCATCAGGTCTTGGTTTTCGGTTTTGTAGAAGCGACTCACCCGATTATTTCAGAAATTTCCTATGGCAGAAAAGCCGATGTTTCAATGGGGGGAATTTTTTATGGCGAGTCGATTTGTCCTATCTGTGATATTCCCTACAGTGATCCTAAATGTCCACACTACCCCCCGTATATGGCAGGGCTAGTAGATGAAGAAACGCTAACCCCTTACTATCGCCGATCTGGAAAGATGGACTCCGTCGAATGCAGTTTTGTTGCCAGTGGCAGTTGTTGCCAAGCAAGATTAATAGATTCCCGTCTCAATACTTTTGTTTTTACCTAAAACAGAAAGTTCTGTAGTACAATTATATCTAATAGTTAGTGATCAGTAATCAGTAATGAAAAGTACCCTAAAAGAAATTAAGCGGGTTACTCCCGTAGTTGTTAAAGATTCAGCAGAAGGAAGTGATACTCCTTCTCAAGAAGAAATCTACACCCTGACTCAAAAAGCCACTTTTCGAGGTGATTTAAAGTCTTCTGAGGGTGGTGTACCAGTTAAAAATTCTGACCCTGATCCCACTCCCGTCCCAGTCTTTGATCCCAAAATGATTCAAGAGATTGTACAAAACACCGTAGCAGAAACCGTAGCTTCGGTAAGGCAAGCAATGGAATCGGAAAAACAATCTGCATTAGAGACCCAAAAGCATCAGTTTGAAGCTACAAAAGCCACCCTAGAAGCTTCTCTCAATTCTGCCACGGAAGCTATCCAAAAATCTAATGAAAAAATCGCTCAACTAGAAACTAAAGTCACTGAGTCGGAAAAAACGATTAATAATTTTGCTGACTTAGGAAAGCTTTACGGTAGCCAAACACCAGAAAAAATGCAGTTGTCTAATTTCAATAAAACCGTCGCTCATGATGCTGATAAGATTACAGGTGCGCTTGACGAAACCTTTGATTTGATTGAAGACATTCAGAAAAATTCTGGTGTAATCTATTCGGCTCCTGTAATGGGCGGTAATCAGACAGTAAACCTGTACGATAAAGTACGATTAGATCGCCATGTTAAAAATAACCGGCAACAGATTGTCAACTCTTTAGATGATTGGGGTCGCAAACAAGGCTGGTTCAGAGGGACTCGTTCGGCTCCTGTAATGGGCGGTCAAGTTTCAAAAAATAGCCCAACGACTGCGGCTGATCTTCCCCCGTTTTTTCTTGACACTTTGTCAGCAATTCTCCGTCAAACTCAAATCCCTGGGTTTGCCTTTTGGCAGATTCCTAATTATGCCTTAGACTTTACGGCTCGTAATGGAACTGTTATCCGAATTCCTCGATTAAATTACCTAACAAGTTCCCCGTCGGTAAGCGATTATCAACTATCAGGAAAGGGTGAGTATGCTGATCTGACTTCTGAATCAGATAATAATAGTGCGTCTAGCGTATCGGCAGAAATCTTTGAATATGGGCGCGGTAAAGTAGGTGCTTCTACTGCAATCCGACCTGTTTCTATCCCAACTTTCACTGAATATTTTAGTGCGATGGGAATGATTGATTGGATGCAGAATACGCTGTATTACGACTATGCAAGTTTTGATAATACCATGATCAAAACGATGCTTGATGCCACGTCACTGCATTTGTATAACAAAAAAGGCAGTCTTGTTACTTCTCCTACTGGACTATCGGCAACAGGAGATGATGGAACTTTTACCAAAGGATTCTTGCGGCGATTATATCAATACGCCCACGATAACAGGTTCCAGATGTACCCTGACCAGACGTATTTGCTATTCCTAAATTCGACTCAAATTCTGCAATTAAAAGAGAGTTATGATGACGATTGGCAAGCAAATACGACTCGCGATCTTGACGCTTTACTAAATATTCTCAATCCGTCTTATATTCCCCCTGGGGATACTGGAAGGGTTAGCTCGTATTTAGGGTTGGTAGAAAAATTCCATATTTTTGAAACTGGCAATAGTGTCGGTGTCGGAGCGGCTGGTCAACCCGGTGTTCAAAGTGAAACATTGGGCGGTTCTTTAGGTGCTAAAACTACCCGTACTGGTTATTTAATTGGAGCGGGTGCGTTAGGTGTTGGTGTAGGGATGCCGTTTCAAATCACTTTTGATAATGTCACTCAATTTGATCGTCGGATTCGCGCAACTTGGTTAGCGTGGCTCGGCTACAAAACTCTTGACGTTGATCCCGTAGGTACTGGGGAAGCTTCTCAGCAGTTACGAGTAGCTGAATTACGCACCCTAGATGTAGCTGTATAAACCCTATCTTTCTAACAATTATGGCAAGCAAAGAAACCACCATCGAAGAAACTCCATCTATCGCAACAAGTGGAACTAAAAATCTTCCCCCGACAAATGGAACCAATGAGGTCACTTATAACAATCTGAAAGCATTGGGTTATCCAGTCTGCAATCGGTGTAAGGGTCAACTTAGAACTGATCTCGATCATCGTCCATTTTGTCCAGTTAAAGACACCAGTTGTCCTTTGTTGAGTAAAATTTCCTAATGATTTTTAGCATTGATGACCTCTCTATTTTCGCACCATCAGTATCTTTATTAGAAGATGCCGTCACTGGTGCGATTTACTTTGTTCAATCAATCATTGAAGGCGATAGAGGGGCAGATCGACCTTTAGAGATTACCCGTCACCGGGAAAGGCTAAGAGTTAATCTAAAATTCCAAAATTTTAGATTAACTTATGTCAGTATAAATACTCCAATTATCAGCAATCCTGCTCCGATAATTAAAGCTAGATTAGGCAATGTTACCGATGGATTTAATCGAGCTATCGCTCCTGACAGTTGGCGGACTTTAGGTTCTAACGATTATATAATCGATATAGACGGGCAAATTCACCTATCTACAGCAATTGGTAGATCGTGGGGATATGGCGGCTATCATGGCTACAGTCGGGAACCATATCCAGAGTTTTCCGAGGCTGACGTGGAGTATTCCAGTGGCATCGATTTCTCTCAAGATACCCGACAAACAAGAGAGATAAAAGCGGCTTTTGGTCGTGTTTTAGATTGGGTATGCAATACGGGTTCTTTTAAGGGTGTTTCGTCAGTTGAATTACCTTTTGAAGAGGTAAAAATCAATTATGGGACTGGTCAACTTGGTACAATTCCTGATGATTTGTTAATGATATTTAAAAAGTATCGCCCAATAAGATTATGAGAGCAATTTTTATCTGTCCACTTCCGCCGACTCTTAATGATCAAATAAGATTAGCCCGCGCAAACAAGTTTAAAAGCGCAACTACTAAAAAAGAATGGGATTTTAATATACAAAAACTTATTATAGAACAAGAAATTCCATGTTTTCCTGACAAAGTATGGATGCTTTACGAATGGCGAATTAAAAACTTTGGACGTGACCCTGATAATGTTTGCGGTAGCGCAAAATATGTCAATGATGGGCTAAAAAAAGCGGGGGTTATCGTTAATGACAACTTAAAATATATCTATGGATACGATTCAATATTCACAAAATGGACGAAAGACGAATTAAAGTTAACAATTAGTGATAAACCAATTCTAAACAAAATTTTTATAGAGGATGATAACAGCAATGTCATATCTTAAGTTAGACCCGTCTATTGTCTGTGTTTTAATTGTTTTCGCCTGCTTGATTCATTCTTTCTTTACTCCTGAAACTACTGACACCTACGGCAATGTTATCGTAGCAATTGTTTCAGGATACCTCGGCTACTTAAAAGGTTCCGGTGCTTAACTACCCTGATCAAATCTTGCATAAAGTTTAATTCTCCGTCCTAGTTTTGCGGCAATTCCTAACTGTTGACTTGTTGGAGACTCAAACACATTTAACTGCCTGACAAGACCGATTCTGCCATTAATTGTTACTTGTAGTTCCCCTGTAGTCCTGATTGGGAGCGGGTAATCTTTAGGCTTTACTAATCTTCCCTCAAAATATTCACAATCGAGATAACTACCTTCTTGTACTTCTGCTACAGGCGGTTTTGACTGCTGCAACCAACAGGTAATTACTACGGATTCCATCGCTGCAGGGCTTATGATCGGATTGCCTACGCTATCTGTAGTTATAGTCGAGCCTGTAGCCACGGAAAAGGATAGAGAGGCATTAGCCTTAATTGTGGGATTTTCTAGAAATTTCCCCGCAACTCCAATAGCACTGTCGAACATTTGTATTAATATAAATTTTTCTAATCTTAGTGTATCAAAATTATCTTGACAATTCAAGTAAGAAGGCGTATAGTTTAATTATGGTAAATTTGTAGAAACAAGATAAAATTATGTCAAAACAATTACTGATAGATTTAACATTTTTCATGTTAAATATTGCGATAGTAAAAGACAAAGCAAAAAATCACCTACTCTCATTCCCTAACATAAGCGATCTTGATTCTTGGACAAGAAACTTAGTGGGGGTTGTTGATTTAGGCTCAGAAGACCCCAAAGAATCGTATATTGATTATTTAGTGGAAAAGTATCGGTGAAACGAGTCTTATTCGATAGAAGATTAGAGGTGAAAATCACCTGTTTTGATAATTTTGGGAAGGAGTTAGGCAATGGAAAATAGAATTAAAGCTAGACTTGCTTTTGTAGAAAAAACCAAAAAAGACTTAATAGAATTAAGAAGTCAAATTTGGGATAAAATGTCGGATGCTGAAAAAGAACAATATTATCAAGATGAAGCTAACAATGCTATCAGCCTTGAAAACATTATTTCTTTTGTACATGAATACTCTGATAGAATAAAAAAAGAAATTGATAATCCTAATTTTCAAGATTTATTTGACAGAAGATTAGAGATGAAAATCACTTGTTTTGACAATTTTTGGGAGGAGTTAGACAGTGGAAGATAAATTCACGCTAGAAGATTACATCTATGTTCCCATTGAACCAGAGTTAGCAAGAAAGCTACTCAAACATCACGAAAAAGACTGGGAACCTTTTGACGAATTTAACGGCTTTTATCATTGTCTAAAACAAACGTTGGAAGACTTTGATAATAGATTTGAACCTCAAAAAGAAGAGTCTGAATTTTAACTTAGGAGTAATCATGTCTCAACCTATCGAACTTTCTTTAGAACAGCAGTTCAATATTCGTTCTTTTCAGTCTCAGGTAGAAAAAATGAGTCAGGAGCAAGCGCAGGATTTCCTGATCAAGCTTTACGAACAAATGATGGTCAGAGAAAATATGTACAAAGCTTTTCTTAAACATCAATGGGGATTAGGTGATAGTCTGTGGCAAAAACCAGAGTAATACTACAGTGCCGGTTATCGGTTATCGGATCAATGTACACTAACCCAAAAAACCAATGAGAACCATCTGGAAGTACCCTATAGATACAACTCCTTGTCGCGAGATTGAAATGCCTTTAAACGCAGAGATATTATGCGTTCAGTTGCAGAATAATATTCCTACACTTTGGGCATTAGTAGAAACAGAAGAACCTAAGAGGATTTTTTATATTTTGACTTACTATACTGGTAGCTATTGGATAGATGAAAAAGGACAATACATTGGAACTTATCAACTAGCTGGATTGGTACATCATGTATTTGTTAGACCTCAATAAAGAGGGACTTATGACTATCACAGAAATTGACAAAAGAATATCAATTCTTTTTCAAGAAGTAAGAGAATTGCTTGCCGATGAAAAAGAATCAATCAAAAAAACATTAGCAGAAATAAAATCTCTTGAACAAAGTAGAGGTAAAATCAATTATGACTCTTGAAGAAATCAACGCAAAACTGGACTTGCTTCTAGAAGAAATAGAAAACTGGAAACCTAAATCTGATTTATTTCTAAAAGAAATAGAAACCTGGAAGCAACCCAATATTAAAGAAAAAGGAAAAGCCAATGTTTAATGCAATCTACAAGCCCAATCAGTTGATTTTAGGCAGTGGCTATACTGCTATCTGTACAGGATGGACTCCTGCTAAGTCAGTAGCCGCAAAACTCGATCCCTCTGATTATGCCGTAATTGGCAATCTTTATAGCGCGTCGAGGGGAATTAACTTTTTAGTCCGTAATTTATTGGCCAATCCTCACGTTCGTTATCTTGTTGTAATGGATTTAACCCAAGAAGACAAAAATTCTGGTAGCGTTCAATGTCTAAAAGACTTTTTTGAGAATGGAGTTTATAGAGGGAAGAATTATGTAGGGAAAGAGTGCTGGGTAATTGATTCTTTAGTAAAAGGATATATCGATATAGATATTCCTTTAGAAGTTTTAAATCAATTACGATATTCTATGATTTTAATACCAAATCTTGAACGGGATATAGATATAAAATCAATAGTAAAAGTAGGAAACCTTGGTTTGTGGGCAGAACCGATGGTTTTTCCCTACAATGAACCTACATCAGAAGTAAAACCCGGACCACGATATGGTCATCGGATTGAAGATAAAACCATTGCTGAAACTTGGATAAAAATACTGCAAAGAATCAAAACTACTGGCACTATCAGACCTACTGGCTATGACGGTAAATGGCAAGAATTAATCGATTTAATGGCGATAGTTACCGATGAACCAGAAGACTTTTATTTTCCAGAACCTAATTACTTACCTTTAGATAGAGAATATCTAAAGAACTATATCCCACAAATACTTGATGATGCCAATTATCGGGAAGGAGTTAAATATACCTACGGTCAACGATTACGCTCTTGGTTTGGTCAAGACCAGATTAAAGCAGTTATCGGCAAATTAATCAAAGAAATTGACTCAGCTAGTGCCGTTATGTCCCTCTGGGATAGCGGGAGTGGAAACTATCAAATACTTGCCGAACATAACAGTTGGCGTGGACACGATTATCATACAATCGTGCGAGGAGAAAGAAAAGGGGGTGACTCAGATCATAATCACGGCGGTTCACCTTGCCTTAATCACATTTGGGTAAGAGTAGTAGATAATGAACTATCCCTGACAGCTACCTTTAGAAGTAATGATATGTTTTCCGCTTGGCCAGCTAATGCAATGGGATTACGGGCTTTACAGCATCATATCAGAGACGAAATTGCTAGTGAATCTGAGTACGATTTAACAATGGGTCCACTGATTACTATTAGTCAATCAGCCCATATTTACGATGACTGTTGGGAAACCGTAGAACAGTTAATTAACAATCAATACCAATCAATTATTAGTCAAGAGTTTCGAGGCTACAGTGACCCTGCTGGTAACTTCTTAGTAGAAACAGATGGCAATAATATCACAGTCAGTCAGCTAACCCCTAACGGTGAATTTGTGGGAAAATGGGAAGGTAAGAATCCTTTGAAGCTAATCCGTCAAATAATTGCCGATTGTCCCAGTATTCAATCTTTTCATATCGGCTACCTAGCTAGAGAAATTGAACGGGCATCTCAACAAAAAACGAATTACACTCAGGATAAATAACAATGGACGCTAAACAAGTTCTTACAGAGTTAATACAATCGGTCAACGAAATTGATTTATACAATTTCTTATTACTTTATTCAAATATAGGAATTAAGAGTGAAAATAAAGTTTACGATGAAACCGACTATGGAAAAATTAGGCATGATCAAATCAATGCTTGGATTGATAAAGCTATAGAAGCGACTTACGAAAAATCAGAAAAAATGACCGTCCTAATATCGAATGAACGCTAGGATTATTAAAGTAAAATTAAAAATTAGGAGTAAATAAATGATTAACGTAATTCAAAGAAGTGGAGAAACTCGTCCTTTAGACATTACTAAAATTCGACGAGTAGTTGAATGGGCGTGTGAAGGGTTAGATGTCAATCCCCTCGCTTTAGAATCAGGATTAACTTCTCGATTACGAGATGGCATTACTACGCGAGAAATTCAAGAAAATTTAATCAATGTTGCCACACAATTGTTTTGTGTAGAAGAAACCGATTGGAAGTATATAGCTGGAAGACTTCACATCTGGGGATTATGGAAAGATACAAGGATTAAAAGAGAATTTGGCGGCTATTTATCTCGCACGGTTTTCAGGAGATTAGAAGGAACCGACTACGCTAAATATGTCCAATGGCAAGTGGAGAGGGGTGTTTATGATTCAAAAATTACGGAAATCTATGATGAAAAAGATTTAGAGATCGCAGGAGAGTGGATATATCCAGAATACGATAAAGATTTCGATTATGCTGGTGGGATCATGCTATCAGAAAGGTATTTGCTTGATTGTGAATTACCTCAAGAGGCTTTCCTGACTTGCGCTCTATTACTTGCCAGTGTAGAGAAAAAGCCAGAAGATAGATTACAACTTACCCATCAAATCTACCTAGCTATAGCTCAAAGAAAAATCTCTCTAGCTACTCCAATTCTAGGCAATCTAAGAACCCCTAACGGTTCTTTAAGTAGTTGCTTCATTGTAGCAATGGAGGACGATTTAGAGAGTATTTTTAGCGAGATTACTAATACTGCTCGCATCTCTAAAAATGGCGGCGGTGTTGGGGTGAATGTGAGTAGAATTCGTGCCACTGGTAGCTCGGTTATGGGTAAAGCTAATGCTTCTGGGGGGATTATACCGTGGATTAAATTACTCAACGATACAGCTATCGCAGTAAATCAAGGGGGAAGACGCGCCGGGGCTGTCACCGTCGGGGTTGATATTTGGCATTTAGACGTGCCAGAATTTCTAGAAATGCAGACAGAAAACGGTGATCAAAGACGCAAAGCTTATGATGTTTTTCCCCAATTAGTTATCACCGATGAATTTATGCGTCGGGTGATAACTAAATCTGAGTGGACATTAGTCGATCCCTATCAAGTTCGGACGGAATTAGGCATAGAATTAGCAGAACTATGGGGTGAAAAATTTGAAGATGCCTACAAATTAATTGAAGATAATCTAGGGACAGAAATTACTCTCTACAGAAAAGTTAACGCTAGAGAGTTATTTAAAGATATTATGCGCTCTCAGATTGAGACGGGTATGCCTTATCTTGCCTTTAAAGACACTATCAATCGCGCTAATCCCAATAAACATGACGGATATATCCCTGGTGTAAATTTATGCTGTGAGAGCTTTTCTAATGTCACGCCGGGTAAAACAGCCCATTGCTGTAATTTAGTTAGTCTTAATCTTGCTAATATTGAAACTGGTGCTAATTTAGCGGAAATGTGTCACCTTGCTGTCAGAATGCTTGATAATACTATTGACTTAACCTATCCCCCAATTAGCGAGGCTAAAGAACACAATGACCGCTATCGAACAATTGGAGTCGGAGTTATGGGATTAGCTGATTGGTTAGCTAAACAAAAATTATCTTATAAAGACTTTAAATCTATCAGTGATTTATTTGAAAGAATTAGCTATTACTGTACTCACGCTTCGATGAGATTGGCTAAAGAACGCGGTGCTTATCAAGCTTTTTCTGGTAGTGAATGGAGTCAAGGTAAATTACTAGGGAGTAAAGCATTAGAATGGTTTAAGTTAAACTGTGAAGATATTTATCATTGGTATAAATTAGCTGTTAATGTGCAACGCTACGGCATTAGGAACTCTCATATTACTGCCATAGCACCCAATACCACATCCTCACTAATTCAAGGCTGTACTGCCAGTGTTTTACCCGTCTTCAAGCGGGTATTTACAGAAAAGAACTCAAAAGGCGCTATTCCTAATTGTCCTCCTTTTATTAAATATTCTTTTTGGTATTACCAAGAGAATCAAAATCTTGATCAAAAGGTTGTCGTTCAGGCAATTGCTGAAATGCAAAAATGGATTGATACAGGGATTTCTATGGAATTACTATTTAATCTTAATCAGGGAGTTTATTTTCCTGATGAACCTAACCGCGCATTAACAGCTAAAGAAATTTATGAGACTTTAATCTTAGCGTGGGAATCAGGCTGTAAAGCAGTGTATTATGTGCGGACTGTTCAAAAGGATAACTTTAAAGATAGCTGCTCTAGTTGCGCTAATTAACCATGAATGTCATTTTTTCTGTCATTCTATTTATTGTGGCTATTGTAATATTCACAATACTTGTACTAATTGTTGCTTTTATTATGTTTTATACAATTAGTTTTATTCTTGGATTCATTGAAGCTTTTGAAGATTTTATCAATACTCGAAAAAATAAATAATCATCATGGCAATAATAATTATTAACTTTCTAGCAGCTATTGTATTAAGTATATTTTTACTTTATACTGCTTTAATTTTTGCTGTTGTCTTGTGTAGAGTGTTTTTTGGATTTAAGACCAATTTAATCTACACAGTTAAACAATTTAAATGCTATTCAATAGCTGAATATAATCGGATTAGTTCTTGTAAATATTATAATCCTGAAACCCATAAAGATTTTAATCTGAAATGTAGTGTAAATCCTTCTATTTCTTGTGTACAATGTAGAGACTGGGAGCTAAAGTAAAGTAAAACTATGTCATTGATCAGTCTTAACAATAAAATGCCCATTTCCCCGATCTTCAATCCATCGGGGGATGATGCGATCATAAACCGTTCGATCTGGTTTGGTAACACTACTAACTTGATGCAATTAAATGATGTTCGCTATGCTTGGGCTGTAAGTTTGTATCAACAGATGCGTGAGAATTTTTGGATCCCGCAAAAAATAGATGTCACCCAAGACGTGACTGATTATAACAATCTAACCCCTGACGAAAAACGTGCCTATGATGGTATTTTGTCTTATTTGACTTTTCTTGATTCTGTACAAACCTGTAATATTCCTCACTTAAAATCTTGCGTCACAGCCCCAGAGATCAGCCTTTGTATGGCAGAACAAATCTCTCAAGAGGCAATGCACAATCAAAGTTATCAATACTTGATTGAGACTATTATTCCCTCGGATCGCAGAGGCGAAATTTATGATTTATGGCGCACCGATAAAATTCTTAGAAATCGCTGTGAATTTATTGCTAGTTCTTATCAGCAATATATTAATAGTCCAACACAGAGTAATTATTTTGGTTCTCTTGTTGCTAATTATATTCTAGAAGGACTGTATTTCTATAATGGGTTCCAGTATTTTTATAATTTAGCTTCTCGACAGCTAATGGCTGGAAGTGCTGACGTTTTCAAAATGATCAACCGGGACGAATTAAGTCACGTCCGTTTGTATCAAAAATTAATTGTAGAAGCATTGCGTCTATTTCCAAAAGAGTCAATTAAAAAAGGTATAGCAAGTTCATTTTTAGAGGCTGTTAATCAAGAAATTAATTGGTCTAACCATATTATCGGTAATCAAATACTAGGAATTACTGAAGAAAGTATAGATCACTATACCAAATACCTTGCCAATATTCGGCTAAAAGCTATTGGTTTAAATCCAATTTTTGCTGAAGATAAATACAAAAAATCTCCCTATTCCCATTTAGAGAAATTCTCTGATACTCAAGGAGAAGGTCACACTAAGTCGAACTTTTTTGAAGCTACTGTTACCAGTTATGTTATGTCTTCTGGATTAACGGGATGGGATGATATTTAACAGCATCGCTCGATAAGACAGAAAGCCGTTGATGCCACCTTTTTTCGGTTGTGCTAAAAGGTGGTTATTATTGCCACTCTTATCTTGCCATGTGATAACTTCTGCTGGTGGAATACTAATTTCAGCTAAATATTTTCTGTAATTCAATTTAAATTCTCCAAATATTTTCTGATTTTATTTTACCTTAAATATCAGACACAAGAGGCGGACGGTTTTTGAAAGGATGCGCGGCGGGTAGGTTAGCGGTTAGACCCCATTTCCATGCTGCGTATCCTTCCGCTCGTTGGCGGAGCGCCAACGACCAGACGAAATCTATCCCCACGACCTCGAAAATCTTGCCGCGCCAGCCGCGCGTAAACCCCGTAAAAAACCGATCATTGCCGATAAAGAGACTGGTTCTGTTGGCACTATGCGCGAAATTTGACGCTACAACGAAAGGCTGGCTAATTGTCGGCAAAGCCGTTTGGGTCGCCGAGGTGGCACCGTTATGAAAAAATGAGCCAGTGATCCAAGTAGTACCGCCGCCACCCGTAACAATAAGTTCGGTTAGGCTACCGTTGTGTGCAACCAAACCGAAAACCCCATTAAAAGGGTTCGGTCCTTCGTAATGGGCGACGATCAGGTAACGCGTCGGATTGAAGTTGGAAACCGCGAGGTTGCGCAGAACCAAATTATTTATCGATGCCCCCCAGTCGATGGCCGGCAAGCCGTTTTGAACATTTTGTCGCAGCGTAGGGGCATTTACTAGGTCCGGCACGGTCACATTGCGTTGAAACCCGCTTTTGTCGCGCCACTCGGTCACACCGCCGCCACTGGTCGCCGTGATGGTGGACAGGTCCGCTGCATCAAACCACACTGAAAGCCCAGGTAGATTTGCGGGTGTCCATAATCGGGGACTAGCGTCAATTATTAGCATCAATTAAAATTACGGACCTTTAAAAATCGCTATCAAATTAATTACTGCTTTTCTAAAGAAAGCAAATACTTTTTGTAGAAAATGCTGATTACTTCCACCTTTTAAGATAAAAATACTATTATTTTTATCGCAACCAAAAGTAGTATTATCAGTAGCGTCAAACCAGAGATAAAGTCTTTTAGATTTTAGTTCTACTGGTGTCCACAATTGCGATTTTTGTGATTTTTTAGATTCAAACATAACAAAACTCCTACAAGAACTAATTATTAAAAACCGCAGACACTTTGAGAATATTTTGATTCAACAATTGAGCTAACAGATTCTCGTCGTTGAATTGTTCTATTACTGCTTGTAAAATATCCGATTCAGAAATCGGATTTAATTTCCCTTCGCTATTAACAGAAATAGTAAGCCTTGTAGTTTCTCCAAAGACTGCTGCCGTCATTCCCAATTTAGCCACATTTAATTTAACATAAGGATTAAAAACGATCATTTCTGATAAAATCCTTTTGTAAACATAAAATCGGACAGATTTATCATCGATTAAACTAGGCTTGATTTGATTATCGAAAAAAGCTGGATCAGTTGACATTTCATTAAAAGACCCAGAAACATTTGTTAATGCAATTTGGTATCTTTCAATATATTCGGGACTATTTAGGAATAAACTTTGAGCAATTAAACTATTAGGCATTTAAGTTAGCGAAGGTGTTTCGCGAAAAATTAACAAAAAGAGGATACTCAGTGGTCCGCCAGTGACACTGGTAATATCGAATCGAATTTCTTGAGCAGTAGTAATAATTTGTCCTTGTCCAGATACTGTAAAATTAGCCCGGGCAGTAGTAAGAGATAGGTTAGACAGTCCTGGTATTGCCCCAAAAGAAGCACCACTACCAAAGCTAAAAGTCATTGTAGCACTTCCCACGGTTGTACGCAAATTTCGCACTTCTAAAAGAGTAATTTCTCTTAGAAAAGAAGCAACAGGAATTTGCTGTGCAGCAGAAATGTTCGTAATAGTTACTATCTCGCTTTGCAACCGACTAGCAACCCAATTAACGTCAACAAAATCCTGGAGTTTAGTAATTATCCCTGCATTTTCTGCCACATCAATAAGCCTCTAACAATACAGTAAACTCTCCAGCAGTCGGAACATAGCTAAAAGTAACCGTAATTGATCCGGTAGTTGGCCTTGTAATATCTGGATATACATCGGCTCGATCGCCAGCAGTTCTGCGGACTTTTACATCAACATCAAAAGTATTAAACGTGTGGCTGATAGGGAAAGTGCTGTCAGTGCCATTGCCAATTGTGGCTTTAGCTTGTCGTTTAATTACATTTGAACCTAGCAAAGCTTCCACAGTAACAACTTTACCTACATCGGTATTGTTATTAATATTTGTCGAGGCTGCTAAAGTTACTCTTCCCGGAGTAGTTGTCGTTGCATCAGGGACAGAATTTCCGTAAATAGTCCAGATAATCGGATCGGTTCCTATTATTGGATTTCGGGTAATTTGTCGATAAGTCGCACCGATAGTTGTCCCCGTAGAATCGGGAACATAAACAGTGGCATTATTTAACTCAGTAGAAGTATTTGCATCAGAACTTCGCGTTGCTGGTACAGAAGCCCCGTTCCAAATATAAATCCCGTTTTGAGTGTTATTTGTTTGACTAAGTGCTAAAAAACGGCCATTAAGGGACATCGTTACTCCCCCAATAGTCGATCCTGGAGCATCTAAATTGATATTACCAGAGGATGAAGCTAAAACCGCCGCCTTCTCATTTAATCCAGTAAAATAATCTTCTATAAATCCAAGGTTTACAGCGTCGTATGCACTCTGTGGATTAGGGACTTTTGCCGTCGCGTTAGTCCCAAAAGTAACGTTGTTATCAAATCGGGGCATAATTTACCTCTATAAAGAAAGAATTGCATATCCTACGGCAGGATAAGAAAAAGAAACTTGGGTAGTATTCAAAGACAAATGCTGTTCATCGGCATAAATTTTAACCCAACCTAAACTAAATAATTGAATTTGAGGATAGGCATTTAAATTATGGTTAATTAGCCAACTATCTGAATTAGTGGATTGAGTGTGTAGATAGGAAGGACTTGGCTCTCCCTGCTCACCTTTTTCGCCACGAATATTAATCGCATCGGTAATCGATAGAACTATGCCATTATTCCCAATATACCCACCAATAGCCGGTGGCGAACCAGAACCGCCTACCCAATCAGATACTTGCAGTACCCGACGATTGCCGTCAGAAATTAAAGAAAGAATAGGAGACCAGCCGGCATTCCCTAAAGTAGCTGAAAGAATTATCTTCTGAGAACTACTTATTATTTCCGCTATCGCACCAGAGGACTGAATAATTACCGCCATCAGACTTGCCCCCTTACCACTACAGGAGTTAGATCAAAAGCTAAAGGTTGAACTATCAATTTAGTAGCAATTGTTTTAGAAGCCTCTAAGTCAGCTTGCCAGTAGTCTCTTCCTGGTTTTGGCTGTGTAATTTCTTTAATTGCAATCGGAGTAATATCCATTTCAGCCGTAATATTACTATCGACAATCAACTTAAAATAAGTGTAATTTTCATATTCAGCTCCCTCTACCGTAAAATCTCCAAATTGCAACCCCTCGATCCGGCCAGTAGCTATTCTAGTCTCGCCTGATTGTTTGGCAATATAGAAGTTAATGTTCCATGCCGTAATATCTCCTTGAACATAAAACTCCTCATCCCAAGTCGCTCCCTGCTTAATCTCAATAACAGTTTCACTGGCAATCGTAGGATACGACTGCCCTATTAAATAGAGATTGCCTGTGAGGACTTTTTGTGGCATCAATAAGTTCTGTACTGTTTATTGTATTATATATTAAATTTTCTTTTTTGAGATATACTTAAAAGGAAAACATAATTTATACCGCCGCGCTCTTTTATACCGCACCCGGGAGCGCGGTTATTTTTTTTGTCTTGACAATTCTATTAAGACTATGAGAGAATTTTTTTAAAGATTGACAGGAGATACCGTCTAAACAAAGGGCGGTATTTTTTTTGCTTATCTGTATTACATATATTACAGATACTACAGAGCGATTGTTAGATTGTAAATAGATTGTAGATAAGGTTATCTACAATCGAAAGCTTTACAGGGTATAGGTTTTAGACTTTGTAGATATTGTCGATGTTTTATAGGGAAAAAAGAAAAAAGAAGATGTACAGCAAAGTCAGCAATAAAAAGTTATTAAATGCAAAACCGACTCTATTGACAAAATGCCGTATTTTTGGCTAATCAGAGAATTTTAGTGTTGAGAAGTGTCTTATCGCTAATTTGTTCTTTTTGTAATTCGATTGTTAATAAGGTTATTAACAATCGAAACCTTTGCAATGACTAGGTTTCAGACTTTGTAGATATTGTCGATGCCTTATAGGAGGAGAAAAAGATAAAGAAAACAAACAAGGTCAACAATAAAAAGAAACAGACTCAACAATAAGGCAAAAAATACACACGAGGTAATCATCAACAATATCAACAAAGAAGTACAGAAATAATGAAAGCTATATATATCAATACTTTCATCCTTTTCATCTTTGTTAATAAGGGTATTTACAACTTATTTACAAACTAACAATCTAATTAATCGAGGTCAGCAGTAAGAGTGTAAAAAAATAACATCGGGGATAGCGTTAACAACATCAACAAAGTCTGAAACCTATATATATCAAGACTTCCATTGTAGATATCCTTATCTACAATCTATTAACGATAATAACAACCAGTCAAGCTCCGAACATTAACCAGTCAAGCTCCGAACATTAGGCAACAAGCTCCGAACATTAGGCAACAAGCTCCGAACATTAGGCAACAAAAAACCCCTGTAGAGACTACAGGGGTTAGCTTTATCAGTTATGTACCAGTTATGGTATCAATTTCAATTGCTTTTTATTTTAGCAGTAAACAACCTTGTTTACTGCTTTTTACCTAATATCCCCCCATTAACTCGATTTGTTCCTCTAGAGTAGAGTTTTTGCTCTCAATCTCTTTGATTCGGTCTTTTAAGCCAAGGATTTCATCGATATAGTCAACTTCTCGATAATCTAATTTGTCGATTTTGGCAGTCAATTCAGCGATTTGGTTCTCAAGTTGCTTGTTAGTCTCAATTGCCTCACTTTTGACCTGAAAACCGGCTAAGGTGTGAAGGAATAAGCGAACGCCCAACTGCATTACTTTTAGGGCTAGTTCGTGATTGTCTTTGATTAACCACTGACAGATCAAATCTTCTGGTATCAACGCAACACCTTGTAACCCGCCTGTTGTCTCGATTTGAGCCTGCTCAAGACCCTTTTCGCGCAAACCACTCATAGGCGAGAAATAGTCGAAGGCATTTTCCCTGACATCCGGGCATATCCACTAATTGAGGCAAAGATCTCACCGGTCTCGGTATTGATAATTAATTATCAATACCATCGTGATCAAAACGCTGTAAACTAATATCAGTCACGATTTACTCTGTAATAGTAATTGTGATTAGTCCCCCGTTAATGCGGGGGCATACCAATATTATACCGTATTTAAATGACCCCTAAAGAAATCCTTGTTTTGCGGACTCTCTACAATAAAGAATTGTCAGGATTGCAGATAATTGAATCTATAGCTGACATTAAAGGTAAAAGCCTTGATATTGGCTCATTTTATCCTGTATTTCAGAAATTAGAGGAAAAAGGACTCATTAAATCTCAACGGGGAACCGAGCGATCTAGCGATAGAGCCGGTGCTAGAAAAAGATACTATCGACTTACCCAATCAGGAGAAAAACCCCTTACTGACATTCAAGGATTTGATAATTCTTTTAATTGGAATTTTACTTGATTAATGTGGGGTCTAGGAGTCGAACCTAGTGTTTTAGGCTTATGAGGCCTATGTGGAAACCATTTCACTCACCCCGCTTGCCAGTATATCACACTTTCAATCAATCCAATAGACAATTTCGTTAGGCTGTATCTCGTATCTGTTACAGATTGCCTGTAAGACAGTGATAGATGGTAAGTGATCGGCATCTCTTGCCAATTTATAACCCGTATTGGGTGCGATACCCGTATCCTTGATAAATCGGTAAACCGTGATCCCTCTAGATTCTGTAAATTCCTTGACCCTGTTTTGTAGTACCATTGTATTGTTTTACACTCAATATATTTAGTATAACTTTTTTTAGAATAATACTTGACATACTATTAACATGATGCTACTATACAGATATAGAGAAAGACGACCACTCCCAACTGCAAATTAGTGTGATCGCCTTTCCGTCAACCCTTATTAGGTCAAAAGTGATGTTAGCATCCAATCGCGTATCCGTCAAATCTAACTCTGTCCCCGTTATGTCTGGTAATTTTGTCATGGTCGCCAAAGGACAAAAACACCGTGTCGCTCTTGAAGTATGGGGAGAGGGACAAATAACGACCCTCCGAGTCACTTGCCAGCAAACTGGGAAGGAGTGGTGGTTTGATGCCTTTAATGGCAAGTTAAGTCGGGGTTTCAGCCCCGACGGAAAACTTCCCAACCAGGAATTACCCGCAATCGAATTTCAACCCGTTACGATGGGCTTTGTGGATTGCGGCGGACGCTACTATGAGATTCCTAGTAACGAACCGAACGACGATTTTATTTACGATGATAACGAACCATCGGATTTAAGTCGGTACAGCGAACCAATGACCGACCCGACGACATGGCAAGAGTTTTAATACCAGTTATCAGTTATCAGTAACCATTATTTAGGAGTAAAAAAATGATTGAGATTGAAATGATAGAGATTCCGAATGTAACCTTTAAAATTGGCAAATATCCCATTACTCAGGAACAATATCAAGAGGTAATGGGAAACAACCCCTCTTATTTCATAAACAAACCCCAAAATCCAGTAGAACAAGTTAGTTATGATAATGCCGTAGCTTTTTACCAGAAATTGAGACGAATAACAGGGAAAAACTATCGCCTACCTACAAATTCAGAATGGGAATATGCCTGTCGCGCTGGTACAGAAACCCTATTTAGCTTTGGTAATGATTTCGATCAGCTAAAAGATTACGCTTGGTACGAAGATAACTCTGGATTAATAACTCATCCTGTGGGTCAGAAAAAGCCCAATGCTTGGGGATTGTACGATATGCACGGCAACGTCTGGGAATGGTGTCAAAAGGTTCCCCGTGGGGGCGGATTTGACACCGACTCCTATAGATGTTGTGCGGCACAACTTAGTTACCTCTATTTTGAAGAATCTTGCTGCAATACTGGTTTTCGGGTAGTTTGTGATTAATGAATTAGTTATCAGTTATCAGTTGTCAGCTAACAATTATTTAGGAGTAAAAACCATGGCTATTGTCAACGCAACCCCTCACACTATCACCATATTAAACAAAGAAGCTGGCATCACCCAAGATGCAAAGAAACAGTTTCTGGGAAACAAAGAGAAGATTGTGATTCTTAAGGAAATTCCCGCATCGGGGATTCTCCCGCGAGTTAAAATGTCCAACGAACCCGCAGAACCCATTGACGGTATCCCAGTAGAAACCGTTATTTACGGGGATATTGAGGGGCTACCAGATGCAGACGGGGAAACTTTCTACATTGTCTCTGGGCTAGTGGCGGCGGCCGCTAGTAAACAAGGACGGACGGACTGCCTTGCCCCCGGTGCAATCGTCCGGGATGAGTCTAACCCCTCAAATGTTTTAGGCTGTTTGTTTTTACAAAAGCCCTAGCCAATCCGAAACGGGAACTTTTCCCGTATGCCTAGCGGCTCAATTCTAGGCACTGATGAGGATATGAACGAGGAATCCAGGAAAATACTTAGGACAATTGCGATGCTAGAGAACACGTATTATCTTTTGATTGCTACCCTAATCGGGATGGTAGTGTTTGGAGTAGGTCAAACACTCCATAAAGCTAATCGCTACCTAACGTTACAAGGACACGAAAACCCAAAAGTATTATTGCTTCCATCCACAAGGTGTGGAACATTTACCGAGCTGAACTACCGTCGTTCTGACGGAAATAGAGGATATTTGTGTGCAAAACAGATAAAGGGGGAGGTTGTCCAATCAGTACTCAACGAAGTGAAACCTAATAAGATGATGCTGTAGCAAATGCAGATTGGCGCATAGAAGATTAAGGTTATCAGTTATCATTATCAACTATTTGGGATTAATAAGTAGTACAAACGTTCAGAAAAAAGATTCTCCCAGATAGTTGACATTACTGGGAGAATATCATAAGATAAGTATAGACAAACAAACACACAAGGATTAAAACAATGAAATCTCAGATCACTCTCGCAGACATCCCCTTTGACCAAGAAGACGAAAGTCTCTTGTTTGAAACCCGCGTAATCGCGGTACAAGGGGGGTGTTTTTGGTACGATGACGGGTTTGAACCCCGCCTCGTCCCTCTCCCCACCGCCAGTTGGGCTGAGATTTCTGTTACGACAGAAATGGCTCAACTAACCGGCGATTACGCTGGTTTATATTTACCGAGCGAGGAGGAAATGACTACAGACGGAAACCTGTGGGCAGATGCTTGGGGAATTGATCTCAATTCCCTAACCTACTCAGTAGGTTTCGAAGATGAAATTATCAACCAGATAATTAATGATTATCTGGACTCTTTAGAGGCTTCTAAAGAAGCTTCTAGGAAGGCGAAAGAGGCTTGGCTGGCCAGCCAAGCCGAAAGAGAAAAAGCGGAAAAAAGAGCCGTAGAAGCGCGGGAAGAGGCGCGGGAAAAGGAATGGGGTAGTTACCTGTCAATCAAAGATAGGTTAAAAAAATGGGACCGTTATGAAAATAGCGATTATTATGTCGTGACACACGGCACAATAATCAATGAAAGAACCGAAAGGTTCTATTCCGAAGGATCAGATACCCCTTCATCTGACGGAATGGGATCGAGATCCCATGGCGGTTATGTGACCGTTCGGGTCGTAAACTACCAGCTTCCCAGTGGGGAAGCCAAAACATTAAGAAACCCTCCAAAACCCAGATCGGAAAAAGACTGGGCTTTGAATCATCATTCTGGTTACTGGACCAGAAAAAAATGGGATATAGAAAATCCTAAAGTAGAAGCGGTTTCCGAACCCGAACCTGCTCCTATTTCAGCAAATCAAAAATTGATTGAAGATTTTGGGGTGGGATTCCCCCAACTTGTCGAAGAATCCCTATCTCTAGGGATTCAAATAAGACTTACAAGTGGCGAGGAAAGACGGGTGGTAGTCCGTAGCCGCGATTTAAGAAATGGCTATGAATCCTTTCCGAAGGATGCCACCGAACTGCATCGAGCAGTAGTTGAAGCCATAACCTTCAAGTCTCAGAAAAACGAGCTAGAAGCCTTAAAAAAGGCTGAAGAAGAGCAGATTACTGCTCAACAGAAGGAATCCCAACTTCCTTATAAGGCAGCCTGCGAAAAAGCAGGGTACAAGGTGGAGTGGAACCAAGACTCCTATCTTGCTAAGGTCGGTAAAAGATGGACAGATTGCCGGACTGTCTGCCGGCAAAAAAACCTACCAGTTGAGTTTAGCAAAAAGCCTAAACTCATTCTCAAAAAATAGTTATCAGTTATCAGTTATCAGCTAACAGTAAACAAATTATTTAGGAGTAAAAGAATGACAATGATGGATATAGGACAATTCCCTAAGATTGACTCAGCCCCGCAAGAGTTCAAGTTAACCTGGTACGAAACAAAGTTAATTTATCCTTTTAAATACTCAGAAGGAGTTCATTATTTTATCCAAAAGGATCAAAAATGGATAATCGACGAAATTGCTAAATGGGTAAAGGAAAGAGAACATTGCAAAGAAGATTTTCCTTTAATTATTGACTGGAAACTAAAAATAAGTTCAAATTCAGATCATTTTGCTACACTAACCTGCGAAAATCGCCAAAATGCCGACTTTAAGTTTGCCTTTTTTGCATTTTTCCCAAATACTGATATTGAGTTATTCTACGATGGTAATCCCATAGACGAAGTAAGCTTTTGCTTACTTACTAATCCCGATCCTTCTGGAATGATGTTGATGCTTGAAGAAGAATGGGTGTATTTACTTAGTATTGCATCAAGATTATTTACTTAGTTTATCGATCAGTTATCAGTTATCAGTCAACAGTCATCAACCAAATAAAAAATGAAACCTCTGTATAAATTAGGCAAATATCACAATTTAGACAGGTTAAACAAAATAGCAACTGATTCTTGTTATACCACTAAGTGTTTTGTAACACATAACAATATACACCCTCTTTATGATACGTGCGAAGACTCTTATGCTTCATGGGGAACGATAGGAGTAAATTGGCACACTGACGACATTTATAAGGGTAGAAAATATTCAATTATTTTAGTTGTTCAGAGTGACAACTATGAACTCTACTCTTCTACAGTAAACAATAATACTTTAGAAAAACTCTTAAAAAATTATACTCCCTTTAAAAGTATGGATGATCAAATAAACTCTTTATTAGTCCAAAGAAAAGATACACAAAGATTGGTTTTAAAAGCAGGAGATATTTTATTACTAGATATTTCGTGCTATCATAAACTAAAAAACACAAAAAAAACAGAAGACCCTTTTATGTTTATTAACTTAGATATTGACTTTATTCCAAAAGTCAAGGAAGCTATTAAAGTTGTCAATTATTTTGTTTATGATTATTTTGTAACTATTGATCAAATCCATGACTAATACTATTGAAAATAAATATACACCAGATTGGGTTTCTCCACCGGGAGAAACCCTTAGTGACATCCTAAAAGAAAGAAAAATAACTAGAACTGAATTTGCTAGTCGCATGGGGTTGCCGAAAAAGACTATTGATCAACTCATAAAAGGTAAAGCAGAAATTACTGTTTGTATTGCTTATAAAATGGAATTAGCTTTAGGCGTACCTTCTGCTCGTTTCTGGATAGAGCGCGAAAGACTTTATCGAGAGTCTCTAATCAATTTGATTTATTAGAATATTTTTACAACTATTAACGAGGATTTATGGATCTGTACTTAATTAAAGATTCAGTTACTTCATTTGGTCTTCTTATTGCAGCAAAATCAGAGCCAGAGGCTATCTGGCATTGGTGTAAATATTTTAGCGGCAAAAATGACAATCCAATCGAAATAGAGCGTATTAACATTAATACTTCTGGTATCATTTGGGAACGTGGATGCGCTACCACTAACCCCTAAAACCGCTTCTAAACCGATTAACAGGAGCAGAAGTAACAATCGTGCCAATAATCCTCTCATGTTCTTGAAACTCATTTTCAAGAGAATAAAATGCCCCTGATAGACTATCTACAATGTCATTAGTCGGGGGTGTTTTTTTACTACCATCAAAACCCTGGCAGGCATTTAAAAACCGAGTGTTCCATGTTCCATCTCTTAAGATAAAGATTTGTCCCCGACTAGCTGCCGTGGCTACTGGTAAAGCTCGCGTTAGCTTATCCCCTTGAGGCACGATCGCTTTAACGTCATGGTTCGGATGATTTTCTCTAATTACATTAGTAATGGTATTTTCAACAAATTTACCGCTCGATCCCCCTTCCTGTTCCCATCTTACAGCTACAGTTTTCCCATCCAGTTCAGCAGTATTTTCGAGCATTAGCTCAACTTCCCCGACTTTTTTCTGCTCACAGATATTATCGGCAATCACATAAGCAAATTCCTTAATCTCAGTTGAATCTGGCAGTGTGTTCTTAATTCTTTGGTATTTATAGACAAGAGTGCCACTGGTATAGCAATGATAATTCTCAGCATTCTCTTTGGCAGTTGCCGCTAAATCCCAGAATCTCACTTTACCTATTAATTTCCAATTATCGGGGATTTTATCGAGAATCTCAAACCAAGTCCGATCAAATACTGTACCAGCTTCGTATTTAATCTTCCAGTTGCCTCTAAGAAGTCTTTCCCGTTCGATAGGATGCAAAGCATAAAGGTTGGCCAAATAGGTAGGATTAACCCTAATTAAAGCAGGATTATCAAAAATCGTAGCAGGAATAAAAGTAAAGCTTTTAATCAGTTTATCTGGTGTAATATTAGTATCTGTATTTGATAAAAACTTTTCTCTTTTATCTTTAGGAATAAGGTCAAGCAGTTCATCCTTAAGACTAAATTTATCAATTAATTCTTGTTTACTGTCGGCCCAATGAACCACACCGTTTTGTCTGATAAAATATTTAATTATTCCCGATCTTTCTTCGATAGCATACCCAGTCTTAGGGTCGATCCACCAAGAGATAAAATTAGCTACCCAAGAGTCAGCATCGGGGTTACAGGTTGCTCTAACTGCGGGTTTAATCCCCGATACTGACCGGTTTCTAGAGAGAAGATAGAAAAACTGTTCTTCTGTAAAGTGGGTTAATTCATCAAAACCTATCCTTGCAATTTGCCCCCCTTGATAAACATAGACAGTTTTTTCGTATTGTAAATGCCTAAAAGATATTTTCGATCCAATCGGAAATCGCCACCCTGGAGGCTTTTCAATGAAATTACCTTTCACTGCTTGATAGATTTTTTGGCTTTCATCTATCAAACCGCCCGCTTGAGTAAATTCAGGATACGTCCGACGAAATATAACAGCCCGATAGTCAGGATTGCTAATAAATTCTTGACGGGCAAAATCAATTAATAGCCCGGCACTATTATGCGTAACTATATAATCATCTGTTAAATAAAGATGATTTGGATTACTAACAGTAATACAACGAGCGTAATCAATTTCAGTCGGTTCAATAGAAACAATTCTTTTACCCGGCCAACTTGATCCCCCATTAAATTGTCCAAGCATTTTCGCTCGTTCAACTTTACGCGGCAAACTAAAAAGTAATTCAAGGTGATTTCCCTCAACAGCCACGACGTAAGCTGTACGACCATCTAAATGCTCCCCTTTGTATCTATATTTTGGTTGTCTTTTCGTAATCTTAGCCATATAACCCAAAGAACGAACCAAAGAAGCTACCTGAATAGCCAAATTTTTACTGGTTGTGCAATAGGAAACTTCTCTTTTTTTGTCTCCAACAGTTCCATCTGTATCAAAAAGACCTTGAGCAAACGCATAACGAAAATCAAGAGATGCTGATAAATAGCCGTCGGGAAATACTTTTTCCCACGCTCTTTTTCCTTTATATTCATTGTTGCTTATCCAAGACTTAACCCATTGAACTTTTGTCGCGTTGACGGATAAAACTTCTAAACGGTCATCTTTTATTGGTGTTCGTGTTTTAACGGTAGCTTCTTTCCCTAAAATATCAACGAGTTTATCAGCAATAAATCTATCAGAAGTTGTTACGATAATTGAATCACTACAATAAGAACCATCGCCTATTAAACAACCGTAAAAATAGGCTCTGCCAGTATCAGACCTGTTAAGTGCCGTAAATTGCAATGGCGCGTTAACTGGAACAATAAACCGTCTTCCTTTGCTAATCTCAGTAATCAACCAATTAGTATCCCTAACCCTTGCTCTTGTAATGTAATTAGTATTCCATCCTCTAGGTGTCAGATTCGACTCAATTCGATTAATCCCGTTACTAGACTTCCTGCGGCTATTACGGCGAGATTCCCAAAAAGACCATAAATGATCGCCACAGCATTCTGTACTTGTACCGTCTTCAAAAGAAACCCGATAAAATTGTTTAAATCCCTGTTCGTGAATTTGGATGATTTCTTGATACTGACCATCAGGATTCATAATCTTATCCCCGACTTTAAGATCAGAGAAGTCAATCCATTGACCGCTCCATCCCAAGACCTTTGAATCTTTCATTTGCGATTCATTAAAACTACTATTATATGATAATAGTCTTTTCCCTAAAAGCGCATCCGCCATAGAAAGCATTTTATCTCCAATCGCTTTTCCTGTCTTGGATGCACGCCCTGCTTTTCCACTTCCTGCGCCTCCGCCATAGAAAATTACATCAGCGTCAATTTCCCCAAATAAAGCTTGTTTTCCCTCTTGTAATTGAGGGAAAACAATTTCTTCTTTGGTATTAACAAGTTTATATTTTTCGGTCGCTGCTTTTATCTTAGATAGATTTCTATAAGATAGTTTCATCTTCTAAATTACCTTTATCTGTTGGCTGTCCTATTAGGTTCCCGTCGGGGTCGATTGCGGCCAACCCATTTTTTTGTAAAATACTAATAGCATATTCTACAGTGTCAAGCCCTAATGCTTTTTCTACTATTTCCGTGACAGCTTTAGCCATGATCACAGCGTCTTTATGACTCCAATTACCGTTAGGATCGTCTAGCGAACGATTGTTTATCTCTTCGCTTTTTTCGAGTGTTCTAAAAGCATTCTTTATGCTTTTATCTATTATTTGGCTTAAAATTCCATCTCTATAAGCCTCTTGATCTTGTATCTTTTTAAGCCAATATGCTTTAGCTCGATCCTCCCATCGATAAATTTTATAAGCTAATTGCCATTGTTCAGGAACGGTGATACTGCGTTTATTTTCGGTCTTTGGAATTTCCTCACCTGCCGACATAGCGCAATCATTAAAAGCACGATTTAATGTTCTGTACCCCGCGGGAAGATGGATATAAAAAGCTTGAAATTTTTCAAACCATTGAGACATTTCGTAGGGTTGTCTTTCCCAAATAGGATAATGACCAAACTCGATAGGTACGTTTGGTATTAGATTATCAAACCGACTAGCCTTGCCTGATACAGGGCTTTTAGGGGTTGGGGTTGAGTTATTTGGTGGTACTTTTTTTCGTCTTGGCATTAAATTAAATGTAATCTCCATTAATCAATATTATGCCAAAATAACAAATTTTGTGCCGTGTAACCAAAAAATAAACCGATAAAATTAAGTTGATCTAAAGGAAGAACCTTTTATAGTAACTAAAAATGCTTACTGATATTCTCAACGGTGATAATCAATAAGAACGGGCGTATAGCAACCAAATATGCTGAAAATCGGCAATAAATCGGATATTCAATCAGTCCAGTACAAAAGTATCCACAGTGACACCCGATAAACTGTCACACTTCGCCAACACCTATCAAGAATTAAGTGATTTACTTAAGGTAGCTGCACAAAGAACTCCTATTAGGAATTGAAACTATGTACTATAGTCGTAGTCGCGTGCGCTTTATCTAATCCCTACTAGGGATGCCCTGAAGCTTAAGTAGGGGAAAATTTGAAAAAATGAAAGCTTTATTGCTCGATCTTGATGGCACGATCCGCCAATCTACCAACGGAAAATTCATCGAAGATCCAAACGATCAGGAACCAATCGAAGGGGCGATAAAAGCTATGGAAATTTACCATCAAGAGGGATGGACGATGATAGGAATCACTAATCAGGGCGGAGTAGCCGCCGGACATAAATCCTTAAAAAGTGCAATCGAAGAACAGCAAAAAACTTTAGAAATATTTCCACGGCTTTCTTGCATTTATTTTTGCCCTGATTTTAAAGGACGAGAATGTTTTCGCGTGAGAAAATGTTCCTGCGTGCAAATTGATGAACTGTACCCCGATCTTATTGAGCAATTCAGAAAGCCTAATCCTGGGATGATTTTTGCCGCTTTAAGAGCCTTTGACAAAGACCCTATCGATATTTTAATGGTAGGAGATCGAGAAGAAGATAAACTAGCGGCAAAAAATGCGGGAATTAACTTTTTAGACGCTCATATTTGGAGTGTATATTCCCTTGATTTAATCAAAGAATACCAGATGATTGATGTTTTCAAAAATTAAGACTAGAAAAACAAAAGTGATAACACCTAGACAAGCCTACATCTATCTGGTGTGGGCAAAAAACAATAATCTTGACCCAGTGCCTGTAACTTCCCGGCATCGGAACTATCGCTTTAGAGTGGCAGCAACTACAGCAGAATTAGGAATAGGTAAAGAACGAGTCAGGCAAGTTCTGGCTAAAGTCCTTAAACTGCTATCAAAAGGAAACCAAATTGAGGAGGCAACCGACCTAATACTACAAGAGTACAAAAAATTTAATTAATCAAAACCCGTCAATTGATTGACGGGTTTTTAGTTAATACACTGCTAACAATCTGTTAACAGTGTATTAACAGTAGAAAGTATTGATGTATATAGGTTTTATTAGTTTGTTGTTTTTGTTAGCAGGTTCCCTGATTTTTGTTTTTTCTGTGTCCAGATTCCCCAATATAGAATTTTCTATATTGGGGAATCATTGATTATTTAATGTAGTACAATATTAATATGCCCTCGTTGACGCGAGGGACTAACCAAGTCAACCTACTGTAGAGGCTAATATGGCTGATCTAATTTTACAACGTTTTGATCACGACGGCATCGAGCTAATTATCGACACTCAGACCGGTGAAAGCTTTGCCTCAATCAAAGGATATGCTCGTATGTCTGGGAAAAGCCACAACGCTATCACTATGCGATTAAACCGGCTATCTAAAGAAGATAGCAAGGGGGTAACTTCTGAATCTCCAAATCACCCTCAAATTCAAACAGGGAGCGGGTTACAAGGGGGTAACACAATGGGGTTAGGATTAGGATTGCTAAAACAGGCTCAAATTCAAACAGAGGGCGGGTTGCAAGGGGTTTATCTAATCCCAGAAGACCTAATCTGTAAGTGGTTGCCAAAGGATAATCCTGAGTTAGCCTCTCAAGTGCTTAAGCTAGGAGTCCGATTATTCCTTCACACATTAGCTGGTTTTCGCGTCAAGAGCGAGGCAATTACAGAGGTAAGGCAACTTGAGAGCCAAATCGTCAAACTAAGCGAAGAGAAGCAAATACTAGAGGAATTGATCAAAACTCAAAAGACTATGATCGCTGACTTTAGCAGTAAAAACTCGATGCTTGACTATAAGCGGCTAGTGATCGAAGAATTACACGCTGAAAAAGAGCGCGATATAGCTAAATTTAACCTACTTGAAACCGAACGAGAAAAAGCACGGGGATGGCGAGGCGGTCGAATGCTTATGAGAAACGATGAGAAACGATAAAAACGGTAAAAATACCTAAACCCATTTGACACTCCCATCGCTAAAAGCAAGGGTTTTCACCCCGACATTCAAGATAAACCCCCTATGGACTCATAGGGGGTTTATAGTTTGTTGGTTTGTAAATAGATTGTAGATAAGTTGATCAACAATAAAAAGCATTGATATATATAGGTTCTAGACTTTGTTTATATTGTCACTCTATTTCCCTGTGTCAGGATTTTTTATCCTTCTCTTATTGTCCAGTTCGTTTATTTCTCCCTATCTTTTCTCTCTCTGTATAGAGTGCCAACAAGATAAACAAACCTTGAAACCTATACTCTGCAAGGCTTTCGATTGTAGATAAGGTTATCTACAATCGAATCACAATCCAACAGCCTTGCTGTTGACTTTGTTTGCTTTTTTTACTCTACAGTTTTTTATTGTCCAGTCTGGTTTATTCTTTTATCTTTTTCCTTTATAAGACATCAACATTATCAACAAAGTCTAGAACCTTTACAGGGTAACGGTTTCGGTTGTAGATCACCCTATCTACAATGTATCTACAATGATAACAAGTAAATATACTTAGTACAAACGTTCAGAAAAAAGATTGACCCATATACTTGACTTTATTGGGAGAATGTCATAGGATAAGTATAGACAAACAAAACACGGAGAAGTAACAATCATGAACACATTGCAAACTAAATTAGCTCGATTGGAAGCTCAACTTAAGATTACTAAAGGAAGACAAAATCAACGTAAACTAATTGAAAAAATCTTAAAAGTAGAAGCTTCAATTGAACAATTCAATCTAAAGCAAAAAGAAATTACCCTAACATGGGAACAACAAAAGTCATTAAACGCATTGATTCAAGAGAAACCAGTAGAAGAAAAAGAAATAAAGGTAAAAAATATAACTGTTAAAATCCCTGTTAGTGTTTCTACCCTTAAAAAACACTGCTGCAACGTACCATCTCCTGAACTGACAGACAAAGAAATTATTGACGGGTGGAAATATTCTTTAGCTGCCCAATCAATGCAAAGAGACTTTAGAACACAAGATGATATTCAATGGGGAGATCGCCATCTCCTTCTACAGGTAGTTTACTGGGTTGATCAATACCAACAAGAAATGGATGAAAGGGGGTTAACAGAAAAATACTGTCTATGGATCGAGAAAAAACAAGCATTTAAAGACGAGTTTCATCGGAAACCAGAAAAGGCAATTAATGAATCTAAGTCTCAAACTAATATAACCAAAACTCAAGTAATTGAACTCAGAACCAAACAATTAGAATTAAATCTCTTTTGTGAGATGCTTGCGTGAATAAACCTCAAGAAGTAATTGATAACACAAAATTTACCAAGCAGCAGACCGTATCTATTTTTAATAGAGAAGGTGAACCAAAAAAGTCCAAAAGCTTGTTTATATTGTCTAAAATTCAGTGACCTAAGCAAGTCAGTAAACTGCTTAATTTAATCTATTAACAGCGTATTTGCTATGATTCTAATCTTGTCTCTTAAATCAGAAGATTTTGAAATTTTAAAATCTTCTCTCCAAAAATTGTATACTCTTGTTGAGTTACAAGATTACTTTTTGTCGGGCATAGCCCTAACAAGAGTAGCTTTAATCTGTGATAAACAGCCTGAAATAAAAGGGATTAATTTCTCTGTAGAGATAATTATCTCTGAAACTAAGTATTGTGCTGCCTGCTTAATTTTGGGTAAATTTACGGCACTTAATACCCGTAATAATTCTGGATACTGTTTAGAACATCGAGAACTTGATCCCAAGCGAAAACAATCTCAGCATCAGCGCTACAAACAAAGACGTAGTACATCTGCTCAGAAAAAAGATTCTCCCAGATAGTTGACATTACTGGGAGAATATCATAAGATAAGTATAGACAAACAAAACACACGAGGACAAAAAAAATGACTTCTATCGAATCTGAAAATGAGTTAACTTTCTCTGAAAAAAGGCAGGTCGCGCTCGTTGATTGGTTGCTAAGTGAACCTGACTTAGAATACCAAGAGTTCGATAAAGCCGAAAACTTAGAACGGGAAAATTTTAAATTGACTCAATCTATTAAAGAAGGATATGAGATTATTAACAACTTGACGACTCGTATTACTCAATTACATACTCGTATTTATCAACTGGAACAGGAAAATAAGCGACTAAAAAGCAGTCAATTAGAAGCCAAACCAGAACCTAAATCAGATAAAAAACCGATGGCTAAAAAGCCTAAGTTTAAACTGCCAGAAAACTTTGCTGACTACCAACAAGAGTGCGACGACTTAATTAACGCATTGTCTTGCTTTTACAATATCAAAAAAGGTAAATGGGGAAAAGACATTCTCCAGTTTATTCTTACTCCCAACGATACCGAAAAAGCAAAGCATCCATATCCTGACAAGTGGAAAGCAGGACTATATTTTTCGAGACGGTGGGCAGTCGATAAAGTCAATTTGTCTGACCCTGATGAATGGTCAGACTGGTACATGGACATCTATGACTTTGCTGACGCTAACGACTTAGAGATTAGTTAGCTTCTAGTTATCAGTTATCAGTAGTACACTTGTTCAAAAAAGATTCTCCCAGATAGTTGACATTTCTGGGAGAATGATCCACAATAAAAAGTAAACAAAACACACGAGGTACTAAGTCATGTCTAACGATAAACAACCAATCGAAACAACACAAATTCCTGAAATTAAAAAGGCCCAAATTTTCTACAAAGAGATTGAGTTATTTACTCAATCTTTAAACCAGAAAGCACAAACAGTGCTAGATAAATATCCGACGCTGTAATCAGTTATCAGTTATCAGTTGTCATCCGTCAAAAAGTGTGTGATTACTTTATTGGCTTGATTTTCCGAGATTTTTGGCAGTTCTGCGATCAGTGTAACCATAGGTAAATCTACGAACTACAAAAAGATAATAAAAAAGTTTGACAAACTACTTGACACGAAAACATATACCTGTTATATTGGGTATATACCAAAACACCAAAGAAGTTAAACATGAACGGGTTAAACACATTAAAGGAATTTGCTCAAAAATTCAAAAATGTCCCTATTGGTTCTGACGAACACCTTCAACTCTATGTTAAAACAGAAAGAAGTCTTAAAAGGCTAAAGTCTACTGAATTAGTAGCACTTGCAAGCAAAATAGGACTCACCACAACAACCATTAACGGGAAAACGTTAGGTTACACCAAAGATCAATGGATTGATCTACTGTTACAGTATTCTCATCTATCATTAAATGACAATGCAATGTCCTAAATGTCAATCACAGAGAATCTCTAAAAAAGGGTTCTCTGTGTCAGGAAAACAGCGTTATCGCTGTAAAGACTGCAATTACCACTTTACTGGTAATCCAGCAGGAAAACCCTCCCACTCTGATTCAACCGATAACGCCGAAAGATGTCGTCGTTATCGGTTGAAAAAAAAACAAAAAAACACTTGACACGAAAACATATACCTGTTATATTGGGTATATGCCAAAACACCAAAGGAGTTCACAATGACCGATCAAGAGCGGATTGCATACTATAATGTTTTAACTCAGCTATTCTGCATTCAGTGCCAGTTAATTGATTTACGGAAAGCGGGACATATCGAAGAATGTTCATTAGTCTATGAGTATTTGCTCGACAAGCGGGCAAAGCTAGATAAACAGCTTGCCGATCTAGATAAACAGTTTCTAGATAAACAGTTTGTTAACAGTTAATAAAGTGATAGTTTAGTTATCAGTTATCAGTTATCATCCGTCAAAAACAAAACACTTAGGAGTAAGAAATGACGATTAAAATTGAAATAGTAGAAATACCAGCAAGTCAAGATCAAGAAATTGGTAGTTTTAAGATTGGGAAATATCCAGTGACTCAGGAACAATATCAAAAAGTAATGGGAACTAATCCCTCTTACTTTCAAAATAATCCACAAAATCCCGTAGAACAGGTTAGTTGGGACGATGCTCAAGCCTTTTGTCAGAAATTGAGTCAAATAACAGGGAAAACCTATCGCCTACCCACAGAATCGGAATGGGAGTATGCCTGTCGAGCAGGTACTACTACTCGCTATTATTTTGGTGATGATGATAATCAGTTAGGAAATTACGCTTGGTATGCCAAAAATTCTGGTGGTAAAACTCATCCCGTAGGACAGAAAAAGCCCAATGGTTGGGGACTGTATGACATGAGTGGTAATGTTTGGGAGTGGTGCGAAGACGATAGCACGGCGTGGATTGATAATGATAATTGTTCCCAGTCTGAAAAATGTCTGCGGGGCGGTTCCTGGGGCAACTATCCTCTTCGCTGCCGTTCCGCGGTTCGCTACTTCAGATACCGCCGCGACATCCGCTACTTCAATAGCGGTTTTCGGGTAGTCTGCGACAATTAGCTACTAATCAGTTATCAGTTATCAGTTGTCAGCAACGAATCAACGGGAGTAATTATGCTATCATTTCAAGAGTTTCAAGAACAAGTTTTAAACGTTCTTAGTCCAAGTAAAAGAGAGTGTAAGTTTTGGAAAAGTTACTCAAGTTTTTCGGCAGATATTAATTATCATGGCTTAAAATATATATCTTTTCAGGTCAAATACATAATAGACGAGAAAGACTGCAATTGCGGGCAGTGGTTTATTCAAAAAACTTACACGCAAGACTGTAAGACTTTTTCGGATTCTTTAACTCAAGGCATAGAAACTATTGGTAAACAAACCACAGATTCTATTAACGCTGAGTTACAACTTTTTTCAGAACTTAAAATGTATTAACGATGAGTTACAACTTTTTTCAGAACTCAAAAAGGGTGGAGAAACGTTAAATTTAAAGAATTGTTTGAGTCTTTAATGATAAATTAATATCTCACCACGAGACATAAGAGTTGACTATCCGTAATCGGTTAGTCTAAAGTTGCTATAATAGCTGTAAGGATAACTTACAGCTATTTTTTAATGATTAACTGGAATCTAGGAAAACAATTAGCCATTGAGTCTTTTGATGAAATGGTGGGCGAATTTGCCCAAGAAATTAACTTTCAGATAAAAGATAATAAATGGCCTTGGCCGCGGGAAACCGTGCGTCAAAACGGTAGTGTAGTTGGCTCACCCCGGGACATTGTGGATACAGGTGAGCTAAAAAATAGCCAATTTATTGAAGATGCATCCGATGTCTATAAAGTAATCGGTTACACGGCTGATCATGCCGCTCTTGTCCATGAAGGGTATCAAATAGAGCGTAACGATGGGACGGTGACAGATGTTCCCGCTCGCCCATTTATCGACACGGCTATAGAAGACTATAATCCAATTGAGGCTTATAGTGAAATCTTAAAGGAAAAATTAAATGACTGAATTAGAACTAAAAGATATTTTATTAAGTATTAGAAACAATTTAAAGATACTTATTGGTATTGACTTAGGCAAGTACGAAATAACAAGCCCTACAGGGCAAAAATTAAATGAAATAGATGCTATTTGGGTAGAGCCTCCTGAATTACCCCCTAACTATAAAGTAAAACCTAATAGTGGGATCGAAGCAATTATTCAGAGAGAACCCGACCCCTATCACGAAAACTTATTGGGTTACACCGTAGGTATAAATAACTATTGCATTACCCTAAAACAGTACAATCTAGAGAAATCCCTAACACCGGTGATCGAGAGACTTAAATCTTCTCGCTACTGGAATTTTCTAGATCAGCCTCGCCTAACCCCCTATACCAAAACCCCCGAAGGGATTATCAGACCAAAAGCGACCTTTAAAATTACCACTGCTAGACTTTTAGGCTTCTAGAGTACACATTTACTAATCTTTTATAGTACAATATAACTAGAAAAGTTTAGTCAGTGATTAGAATGTCCAATCAGATTTTAGAGTTAAATCGGAGTGACAACCTCACCCCTAGCCGTGATACGCAATTTTTTATCTCTGGTACTTATGGTTTTGGAGAGGAACCTTCCACACGAGTAGCCGATTTAGGTGGTGCAATCGTCTTAGGTGATTCCACTCTTACCGTGGCGACTGGGGGTTTTGGCCGAATTTTATATGCTGGCACTTTAATTTATGTGGGGACTGCCGGTGATTATGTGGTCGTCCGAACAAAAACGACGACAGTAACCCAGACAGCAATCCAGATCGAACCTTCCAAAATTGCTGCTACCCTTGCTACTCCCGCTCAAAAATGCACGATTAAATCTTGGGTTCCTTTTTTGAGCGCCAAGACCTTTAACGTTGACACCTCCTCTACTGAGGTTACTGATTCCGTCTTTAGTGAAATGGCGGTGGAGAAATTTATCTCCGAAATCATGAGTAATGGGTCGGTATCGGGTCCGCTTGTATTTGGTGATCCTGGATATGAAATTGTAAAAGCTGCAGAGCAAAGAGGTGATCGAATTTATCTCGAAATTGTCTATATGGGACAGCGCGGCGGCTTAGGTTTTCAGACAAATGTTAGCCAAAATGTTAGTGGTGAAAAAGGCAATTTCCTACAAGGAAACGTAACTCTAACTATTAGTGGCAATGTGTTTGACATTAAACCGATGGCAACGTCGCCATTCTCTCCTAATGTAGCCGATGACCTCAATTAAAATAGTTAAACTCCTTGTTGATAAAGACCAAGAGGTAATGTTAGTCAATTCTAGAATAATCAATAATTACCTCTGGTTTTCTTTCGGTGCGTTTGATCGAGAAATAAGTCAACAAGAAAAGATATTAATCGAACCACCAGACGGAACAAAAAACCAAGAAAGAATACAGGTATCTGTGATCATTGATCCTCTGTGGCTCAATACTGAACAAAGTGCAAAAAGAAATCAAAAGGTAAAAATAAATGGCGAAGTTAAGCGTATTAGGCAAATTGAAATTTAATGAAACATTCTTTTTCCCTTTAAAAAAAGAGTGGCTTTATTACATCCAAGACAACGATACTTTACTGGAAAAGATAGATACAATTGCTACAGAAGAAAATGGAGAGATTGGAATCAAGTTTTTAAAACGATACGGAATTAATCCAAAGGAAAATGAAACAGTCAAGGAATACTTAGAGGCACGGGAAAAAGCTGACAAAGCTTATCTTGAGAAAATTAAAGCTATCGGGCAAAAAACAGGACTATCCACTGCTGAAATTGAAGGAGTAGTAGTTAACGACGGTTCGATCCGAGAACGAATTGAACAGGTCATGGTTGATGCTCTCGACGGGGTAAAATCTGACAGCGTAGAACAAAAAGTAGAAACCGCCGCTATCGTGCAGCAATCAATTTTAAATAATCGCAAAAAAACAAGAGAACTAACAAGAGAATCTATAGAACTTGTAGAGCCTTATCTTGATGAATTAAATGCTTTATTTAAGGATCGGGAAACAACCTATGAAACTTACAATAAAGCCTTGTTAGCTAACTTTCTAGGTAGTCCTCGCCGCGTAGTTAAGCTCAAGGATAAGTCTTCTGTTGATTTCACCATACAAGACATTAATGATCTGTCTCAATTTATGGTAGTAAAACTTTATCAAGACTATCTCTGGCAAGACATAACCCAGTGGCAGAACCCAGAAACGGAGAAACCAGGGACTGAAAAATCAGAATCAGAATCAACGGAGGATGACGAAAAAAACGAATAGATGACGCAATTAATGCGCGGTTAGAGGCAATCGCTAACCCCATTAATTGGGAAGAAATCTATTACAAATGGTGTGCATGGGGATTGCCTATCGAAGAGTGGGAAGAGTGGCCAGACTGGTTAATCCTGAAAAAATATTCAGGGATTCAAAAAGTCAAATGTGAAGAGATTAATTCACTATCAGACACAGTCAGTCAGATTGCCGCCATGGTTAACATTTACTTAATGGCTCAATCAAAAGAAAAATCACAGTCTCAACCTCCAAAACCCAGTGATTTTCTTCCTTTCCGGTTTAAAGAAAATAAAAAATATTTTCTTGATCAAGAAACCGCTCAAATTCTGTTAAAAGCTATGCAAGCTGGCCAAGTGCCAGTCTTCGCCACTCAGATAATAGTCGATTGCGGACTATACGACGAAATAATTCAATTAGTAGGGGAGAAAAGCTAATGCCTTTATCACTTGGTACTTTAGAAATCGGTCTAGGGCTAAATACAGCCCAATATGATAGCGGTATTAAATCGGCTAAAGACCAGCTTTCTTCCCTAGAGCGTCGTGTTACTAAACTTGGCACGACTCCACTAAAAATTAAAGTTAGCGTCGATGACCGTCAGCTTTATGGGCTAAATAGTCATTTACTTTTAAAAAGAGTTGACCTTAAAAAGACAGTTGATTTTTATAAAGCAAATCCTATTAAAGTATTTGCTGAAGATGACGCATTAGTTTCTCTTAACCAAGAGTTGCGTGAATTAAAAAAAACATCAGTAGAGATAAGAACACCCTCTAAAATTGTTGTTGAGCATCGGTTTTCTGGGTATCAAGATCGGGTAGAGAAAGCGATTGATCGATCTACTTCTCGAATATCGTCAGAAATTAGAATATCCTCTAGCAAAGGAGGCGTTGCAGGCGCAATTGGCCGTATTTTAATGTCTCCTTTTAAACTTGCGGGACGAGTTCTTGATGACATGGTTACTGGTTATTTCGAGAAACTAGGTCAATCCTTTGCAGAAGAGATAGGCGTAACATCAGCTAAAAATACAGCTAAAAAAATTAAATCCGCAATAACAAAAATTGATGAACAATTAATTGGTAAAAACCAAGTATATGAAACGTTTTTATCAGAATTTTTCAGGTCAGGAAGTATAAAAAAAGCTACACAAGCTTCTTTTCCTCGCACCGAAGTAGGTAAAACTACAGAAAGGCTTCAAAAATTACAAGAAATCGCATTAGTGCCTGCAAATAAACCACTGGAGCGTCTGAGATTAATTAAAGAAAATTCTGAGTTAAATAAAATTTATCAACAAGTATTACAAAAAATAGAATCGGAAAATCCTGGTATCAAGCCGCGAGAAGCGGGGAAAAAAGCCATAGCTCAGTTTTTAGTTGACGCACAGCCACAAACACAAGTATTAAAAGGATTTGTTAATTCTTTTATTCAAGAAATGGCTCCTTTATTAAAATTTATACAAGGGATGAGGTCTTATAGAACATCAGTAGAAAGCCAAAAATATTACAACGAAAGAAAAGCAGGTTTTCCATTACTAAGAGAGGGGGAAGATGTAGTTAGTGTCATTGGAGGAGCGCAATTTAAGGGAGGTCAGGGTGGCAGACAAGTTATTCAATCAATTGAATTATTAGCTCCTAATAAACGATTTATTCCTGTAGAAAATCCTGAAACTGATACTGATAAACAAAACCCTAATCTTTTAGAAAAAATGATTAGGGATAAAATAGCTGAGATTGCCCCTGATTTTGCTGCTGGAGAAACCATAGATACAGCAATTAACGCTTTTCGGCAGGTAGTAAACGCTATTAACCCGTTTGGTTATTCTACAGCCGCAGCGCAAGCAATAGCCAATACCAGATTAGCTGAAGAACAGGGTAAAAAAGGCAGCGTTGTTAGCTATTCTTTAGGAGGAGCAGATAACCTTCAGTATAGTCAAACAGCAGCATATTTGGGAATGCAGCCACGCGCATTAGCCATGGCTTATCCCTTTCTTAATTTTACTCAAAATACACCTAAAGGATTTAATGCAGCGTTGCTAAGTGGAGACCCTCTCGGGTTTGCCAAGTTATTAGGAATTGGAGTCAATACTAACCAATTCCACTCAATTGAAAGTGATACTCCTTTTGGGCTATCAAATCACCACCAAAAACATTTATTTAAAAAACAACCTTTTCTAGATTTATTTTATAAGACTATTAATGCTGAACAGCCAGATATGACCCCAGGTCAACAATCAAAAGTTGTTCATGCAGGCGATAAGCTATATGAAGTATTGGGATCGACTCTACAATTAAAGTCACTTAAAGAAACAGGGGAATTTGATAAGACTCTACCTTATCATAGATTCTTGCAAGGATACAGCAGTGGCAGTCCTAACGTAAGCGTAGAAGGATTTATTGCAAAGTTTTTCGAAGGGCTTCGTCTTATATCTTCTTTTGATACAAAAGAATTACAGCCTGTGTCACAAGCTTTAAAAAGTTTAATGGAACCTTTAGTTCCATTTATAGCTGAAAAATTTAGACAAGGGGGTGCAAATTTACCAGAAAATCCTCAAGATTTTGCTGGGTATCAAAAGTATCAACAAGAAGCAAAAAGTATAAACAGCGCATTATTAGAATTTAAATCAGGAAAACTTGCTGATACTCCTAGCTGGTATGCTGGAAATTTAGAGCCTAATGAAGTTAAAAGACGGACAGAAAAGATTAGAACCGAAACAATACCGTGGTTTACTTCTGAAGAAAGTACGTTCGGTGCAACTTATACAAAAAAAATTGTTGAAGCATACAAAAAAATAGCTGATGTTGCTGATGAATTTATTAAAACAGGAGGAAAATTATCGCAAAAAACCAAAGACACTATAAAAACTTTTGAAGTTGATGAGTTTTCTGGAGAATTAACAAGTTTTCTAAATACACGCCTTGACACATTAACACTACCAAAAGAAGAAGAAATAAGACAATTACAGGTTGCTGTTCCTGAAATTTTTCTAAAAAAGCAATCAGCTATTTTAGCTTACAACAAACTTCTTGATGCCGTAGGTAAAGAAATTCTTCCTGGTATTTCTGAAATCAAAAAAATTGGTACAGGATTTCTTGGAGCCGTTGCTCTTCTTTCAGATAATCTTGTTTATAAAACTGATCTTGACCCAATAGGAGCGACAAAAATTGCGTCAGAAGATGAAATTAAGGCTTATGAGAAATTACAAGGTCGTTTGTCTCCTTTATTGTACAAAGCAGTTCCAGGTCAGGCTTTAATTACTGAAAGAACACAAGGTCGTCCTTTAAAAGAAATACTTGATCGAATTGCACGTCCTTACAAAGAAATTCAGCAAAAAATACAGGAAGCTAATAAAGCATTAGAGTTAGCTATAGACAACAAAGATGCGACTAAAATCGAAGAGCTAAAAGTATTAACCAAAGAATTACAATCATCTGCTAAAAAAGAACACAATCGTTTTAATAAGGCCGCATCTATTCTATATCAACAAGTAGGACAACTTGGAGCATCCTTACAGGAAATGGGTGTTGTTCATAATGATTTAGCTGCAGCGAATGTATTTTTTGCACAAGGTGGAATTACTTCAATTGATCTCGGAAATGCAAAAGTTGATCCGACTAGCAGTGATAAATTTAACGATAGAATTACTACTATTCAGCGAGCAATCATTGATTCTAACTATTACGGATTGATAGATCCTCTTAAAATAATAGGCGCAATTCAATCTGGCTACTCAAAACCTTTTGCTACTCAAGTTTCTGATTCTAATGCCAGACAAAAATCAGCCATTATCCCTCAGAAGAGAGAAATTAACGAGACTCTTCTTTCCCCTGTAGTAACAGGAGAAGCAATTCCATTAGGTTCATATACACCAACTTTATTAAAGCAAATTGTTGGTGATTTTTCTTTGCCTGCTAAAGAAACTGTTTTCGCAAAAATAGATACTCCCGAACAAAAAAAAGAACAACCAATTCTAGATAATCAACCACAAAAACTTAATGATTTAGCTGTAGCAGCTAAATCAAAATTAGAAGATGTTTTAGCTTCACGACTTGGTACTCCTGATAAATCGGGAGAAATTCAGCACCTTAGCGGGAATGAAGATTTTGCAGAATTACTACAATTAACTCTTGTAAGAGAATTAAAAACAGCAAGCCTTCTACTTTCAAAAGCTTTCCGAGACACATCTCTTGACGTTGTTAAATTTGGTCAAGTCGTTTATGCGGTAATGCAAGCTTTAGAGCGTCCAGTAATGGCTTTACCTGGTGCTGCAATAGGTAAAAAAGCTATTCAGGTAGGGGGAACGGCTGCTATGGGAGCCGCCGCTCTCCACGCTCTCCCGATGGGGCTAGATACCACGGTTGTCAATACTATGCGAGATATTCTTGCAGGGGCGATGAGTGCTGGCGGTCGGGAAATGATCCAATCTGTAGCCACACAAATGACTCAAGCTTTTAGCGGCTTGCCGTTTGGAGTGGGGCAACAGCTAACGGAAGCAGTAGTGCAGCTTGTAACCGAAATAACTAACGGCACTATCAGCGTCCTATCGCAGGGGGGAGCAGTTGCTGGATCGGCGTTAATGGCCGGTGAAGGTGTTAAGAAGCTCTTGGGAGCGGCTACCAGTAATGTCCCTAAATTAATTAGCAAAGAAGAACAGCAAAAAATTGAGGGTAAAACCCAGAAAGTATTAAAAGCGGCAAAGAATAAAGCTGATTCTCTGATTACCACTGAAATAACTCCATATTTCGATGAGAGGGTCTTCCCAGCAAGTAACCCTATTCCAGCTAACATCAAGGCAATTAACCCAGAATATTACACGGTAAAACAATTACGAGGATTAGCCAGGGATCAAGGAATTGATGTACCAGCATCAGGAGCAGGAGCCAGAAAAGAGGAAATATGGAAATCGTTAACTGAAAAATTTAACCCTGACCAACTAACTCGACTTTTACTAACAACAAAAGCAAGCGATAGAACAAAATTAGGGAAAAAAGAACTTAGTGGATTCCAAGTTGAAACTACAGAAATTCCTGCTGATTTTACCAAGAGAATTGGCATTGGCATAAAAAACATTGGTCAAGAAATTAATACTACTAAAGATATCCAATCTTTAGAACGTCTTTATTTTCAATTAGAAAAAGTTAAAAAGGGAATTACAGCGTTAAGAGCTAATCCTGAATTTAACACAACAAGTATTAATAAATCATTAAGTGGCTTTTTACAGTCAGTTGATAATTTACAGACACAAATTCTTACTAAAGGTGGTTTGGAGTCAGGTAAAAATCTTAATGAAGGTTTAGAAAAAGGATTAAAGGATACTAGCGCAAGCGACATCGCCTATCAAAACGCTCTTAAAATAGTAGATCAAATTGATAAAGGGCTGGGAAATGCTTCACCATCTTGGAAAGGGAAAGAAGCGGGGGAAAATTTTATTAAAGGCGTGGCAATTGGAATAGAAAAAGGAATTTCTTCTTTTGATTTTCGGAGTTTAGCTAATGAAGTTGTTAAAGGATTTGAATCAGGTTTATCACTTGGCGATATTGAAAAAA